GATAGGGATCTGAATTAGATAGTAGTTTGGAGATGAGACCTACTCCTTTCTTCTGTAGTTTGATTGGTGAACAATTAGCAATATCAACAGGTATAGCGGAAGATATCGGTAATTTCTCTCTTACTATGAGAGTAAATGATTATATACGTTTAGTATCTCCAGAAATATGTGTACAGGGTGATGATGCAACTAAACTGTTTGAAGGAAGTGTATACTTAGATGGTATAGGTTCATACTATTCTCCATTTGTAGGTGGTAAAGTAAACGACGGTAAGTTTGATGATTTTAAAGATAACTATGTAAATGGTAATACTATTGGTAATAGTGTAAGCCGTAGTATATTTGCTGCAGCGGATTACGTTACTCAGATAGATGGTAGAGTATTACAGCAAGATACTGTGCCATATGTAGGTTATGGTAGTAGATGGGGTCTTAACGTACTGGCTGTGGGATTCCCTTATCAAGATAGTAGAGGTAATAAGGTATACCGTGGAGCATCAATAGCTAAGTATTTCGTTCCAACATTTGGGCAATCTCAATCTACATCATATATTGAAGATGCTAAATATCCGCCTAACATAGACTATAACATGTATGGGGCTCCAGATGTAGTAGCTAAAAGAATAAATGTAGGTAATAGAACTTATACTAACTACTCTATGTCTGACTTTATTCACAATGATAATCAATCATTACAAGGTCCAGCTGGTCCGTGTATCATAGCTCATGTACCTGAATTATAGAATGTATTCTCTGGATTTAATAGTGTACCTACTAACAAATACCCAGAGCTCCATCCATTTGATTCTACTAATGCTATTCCTGTATTTAATGTTAAACGTGATGGTAATTCTATATATGGTGGTAATACATTCTCATCTAGACAGAATTCTGTATACATAAGTATAGCAGCGCACGACAGAAAGTATGTATTTGGAGGAGATACTTATCTAAGCTTATTAGATTATCCTAATACCATGCTATTCCAATTACCTGATGCTAAAGAATGGGACGGAATGAAGAATTATATAGGAGCTTATATACCATTTGAAAGTTCTATTAATATGAATTTATTCCACGGAGATCAGATTCATAGAACGGTAACTAGTTCAAATTTTGCAGACTCTTGGTTGCAACTAGAGCCCACTTAGATGTAGGATATACACGTACAAGATCTTCCTTACTTTGTATATAATTCTGTTTATTCTGCATAGAATACTGGTAAATTGTATGTACCTAATTCTATGTATGCTGATAAAGACGTAAGGTATACTAATAGAATATTAACTTCATAGGCTAAGACTAATAATGAAGTAATAGATTAGTGGTCTAAATTCAAAGTGGCTGATTATTTAGATGTAGATAATCAGTGGGGAGACATAACCAATCTAAAAGTATTCAAAGATAGACTGTTCTATTTCCAAGATACTGGAGTAGGAGTAGCTTCTGTCAATGAAAGATCACTTATTACTGACGATAATGTAAATCAACTAGTATTAGGTACTGGTGGTATATTAAGTAGATTCGACTATGTAACTACTACTAATGGTTCGTCTATTAAGAATGATAAGAGTATAATTAATTCAGATAATGTGCTTTATTGGTACGATTATGATAAGAACGAAATATGTTCTTATACAGGTCAAGTAAGTTAGTTATCTAAAGAAAAGCAGGTACAATCTTACTTTAATAAAAACATTAAAGAAGATAGGGCTAAAGCTATGTCCTTATTTGATAAGAAGTATAATGAGGTATGGTTTAATGTACTAAATAAACCACTAGTATTTAATGAGTAGTTAGGTAGATTTACATCTTTCTATACATTTAATCCTAAATGGTCGTTACTTATTTCTGATAGAGTAGTAGCAATAAAAGACAATGAATTGCATACTATACATGATACTGGAGTAATAGGGTTAACTCCTTTAGATAGAAAAGCTAAATTAGAAATAGTTATTAATAAGAATGCTCCTTATACTAAAGTATTTGATAATGTTAGATTACAAGGAGAGTTTAGAGATGGTAATCAAGAGTCTATTAAGGACGATATCATAGATTATATGAAATTCAGTACCAAACATCAAGAAGCTATTAGAGAGCATACTGAAGAAGAACTTGATGAAGAAGGAAGTGTAATTACTCCTGAACAACATATAATAACCGATTATAGAGAAGATACATTTAGATTCCCTATACCTAGAGCAGATAAGAATGAAGATGCGTTATCGTTACCTGCTAGGTTAAGAGGTAAGTATATGATATGTGATTATGAGTTAGATTCTGATATAGATCATACTTTTGAAATACCATAGATTACAACAACATACAGAAATTCATTAATTTAATATGAAAAGTAAAAAGAAAACAAAAGTACCAGCATATGCATTTGGAACTCAATTCAAAGAAATTGGGGGCAATATGCTTGAAAATGCTCCTGATATATTAAATACTTTAACTACTCCTTTTTAGAAATCTAACGCTACTACAGGGGGGCAAGCTGCTGCACAATCTGTAAGTGACATAGCCAGTGGTGCAGCTACTGGTTTCCAAGTTGCTGGTCCAATTGGTGCTGCAGTAGGAGCAGGTATAGGGCTAATAGGTAGATCCGGTGAAGAGGCTAGAATGACTTCTTTTACTGATTATGATGAAGGTAGTCTTGGTAGTGGTCTAATTGGAGCATTCGGTAATAGAAAACTTCGTAGGAAAAGAGCAGCAATTAAGAAGAATGCTTATAGCAATAGAGCTGCTGTGCAAGGTACTAATTACCTGCAAAGTGAAGCATATGAAGATATGATAGGGATGAATACAGATACTATGGCTAATGGAGGAACGTCCTCTTCTTTAGCGTATGTAGATGATGGTGAATTAATATAGACTCCCGATGGAAGTATAAGTAAAGTACCAGAGAATAACAAACCTACTGATAGTAATTTAGTTAGTTTACCTGAAGGTAGTAGAGTACTAAGTGATAAACTTAAAGTACCTGGTAGAAAAGAAACATTTGCACAACTTGGTGAGAAAATGATGGCAAAGAAAAAAAGTAAATATAATGACAGATTTGCAGAGAATGCAGCAAAACTAAATGAAATGAATAACAATATGATTCATGATTAGTTATTTGCTATGCAGGAATCTGTTAAACAAAGTAAAGGTATTAAACCTAAGACTAAGTAGATACAAGCAGCTGCTTTAGGTGATGAGATTAAACCTGGTTTAGGAGATAGAATAGTAGATGCTATCTATAATCCTAATCGTAAATGGGGGGCTGGAGTACAGTGGGGAACTGGTAATAATCAATGGTATCATGTACCAGTTAATCCTAATAATACACAACCTACATCGACTACAGCTACTGTAAGTACTAGTACTCCAACACGTAGACGTAAAGCAACTTCTACTTCTACGAATACAGGATTAATTGATGAAGGTAAACCAGAGTTACCGTTTACTTGGTATGGTACAGTTAACCCGTTAAAACCAAAACATCCAGAACTATTAACTGCTACTAATGATGAAATGGCAGGTTTAGGAGATGCTCTTACTTCTCAAGCAGATAAGGTTACCACTTTACCTAAAAGCAATGCTTATAACAAACCTGAGCCTGAAAATAATAAATTTAATTGGGGTTCTGCTTTGTCAGGGATAGCTTCTTTAACTCCTATTATGTCTAATCTATTTACTGGTAGACCTGAAACAGTTGATGCAGTATATAATCCTTATGCTACTAGTATTAGTAATGCGATGCGTAGACGTAGATATGATATTAGTCCTGCTATTGAAGATTTAAACCGTAATAGAGCTACTAGTAATTATAATGCTAGTCAGATTAATACTAGTACTGGAGCTAATTTAGCTTATAGATTACAGTCAGCTGTTAATACTGACAGAGCTATAGCTAGTTTAAGATCTCAAGAAAGTAATGTTAATAACCAATACTTAGGTGATTATGCTAATACTATGAATAGTTTAGGACAGCAATGGGTTAATGCTACGAATATAGCTAATGAAGCTAATGCTCAGAATAGAGCTACTGCTAGAAATATACGTAGAGCTGGTTTAAGTCAGTTAAGTCAATGGGCTCAGAATAGAGAGTTAATGAGTAATCAAGAGGCTAGAGATAATGCAATGTTAGCTATGTTCGCTCCGTTCTTGCAATCCGGTTATACAGCAGATACTATTAGACAGTTTAATAAATGGTTAAGAAAAGGAGGTAACAATGTAGGCTAATAGATATGATAGAGCGGCAGAAGCTCCTATAATGAATACGTATGTACCTATTAACTTTGGTGAATTATATAGGATAGGTAAAGAACAAGCAGATACAGTTCGTAAAGCAAGTGAAGAAATGTCTTCTGCTCTTTAGAAATTTGGTGAATTTTCTTCTATTTCAGATGTAGATGTACAAGACTATCGTGATTCAACTATTGGTGTATTATAGGGATTAATAAACGAAGCTGCGGCTAATCCAGATATTATGAAAGATGCTTCGTTTAGATCTAGATTTTATACAGGTTTGAATAGTATAGACTATTTACATTTGGCCAATCTTCGCAAAAGTGCTGAGAATATGGATACTCGTGAAAAAGCTAAAGCCGCGTTAAGAGCACAAGGTTTATACGCAGATTGGTTTGATGATCCAAGATATTCTGATTTACGCAATTGGAGTACTAGAGATAGTGGTATTATGACTAATATATCTCCAGACAAATACAGAAATATGGAAGAATTAGGTAGAGAGTACGTTAAGGATCTCAAACCCACTTTTTATAAAGGAAAAGCTCCAAATAGCGGAGCTACTATGCCTTTTACCAATTGGATGGCAATTAGTAGAGCCGATGTTAGACGTTCTCTTAGTGATCATGCAGATGATATACTTAGTACTACTGCAGGTCAAAGACATTTTGATAGATTTAGTAAAATGTATAAAAATGTTAATCCTTATGCCAGTTTCTCTGAAATAAGAGAGTCGTTCATTGACGCTCTTACTACAGAATAGTCAGATAAGTTAATAGAAACTCCTGTAATAGACCAAGCATCATTAGCTCTTACCTTGAAGTAGAGAGAGCTGGATGCTAAAAATAAAGGTAAGTAGGGTGACCAAGGATTACCGTTCTTATATCCTACTGATTTGAATGTGCTACAGGCAGATGCCATGCGCAGGAAAGCGGAATCTACAAAATTAGCAAACCCTGAAATAGGTAAAATTATTAAAGCTGATAACTTAGTGGATGCGCAGAAAATAAAAAGTATCTATGGAGAGTTTGCTCAGAATCCTATTACAGCTAATATGATAAATGCTTAGTTAAAAATACTTTTACAAAATGGAGCGATAAGTGAATAGGATATATAGAACGGTAATATAGGATTAGAGTTATTGTAGACCATGATTACTAACTCTTCTTAGTTACTCGATGAAAATGATCCGCTACGTATTAAGTATAATCAGATAAATGAAGGTATAATAAAGAATGCTAAAACACATAATGAGTTGATGTCTACAGAAATGGCATATAGTACTTTGCGTTCATATCTCAACATAAATGATTCTTCTGAAAATCCTTTAAATAATCTGTTTAATAAAATTTCTTCTTCAGGTTTACGAGGTGTTGATGCGGCAGTTAGATCTACCATGGGTGATTTGAAAATAAATAAACCTGATTAGGATTTAATATTGTCTGCCGTATTTGGCGTAGATAAAGATAACAAAATTACAACTCAAACTGCAGATTTTGATGCAGCTAAATCTAGTTTTGATTATCTATACTATAATTACCCTAAATTTAGATCGGATGCAGATGAGGCTGCTAGAACTTAGAATTATAGTAAAAGAGGACTAGATAAAAATTTAACTCTTATTGGTACAACTGATCCTAGTTGGTTATCTTGGGAAAACGAAGCATTTAGCATTCGTAACAATACTGCTTCTGGTAAATATGGTAATTTGGAAATAGTAGCACTAAACGGTTATACTCCAGTGCAAGGTACTGATCCTTATGAATACGCATTTCAGGTTACAGTTAAAGTTCCAGTAGATAAAATAAATGAAACTTCACCCTGGTGGTCAGATTACGATTTACCAGAAATATATAATGACGAAGGTTTATCTGGAGATACTTAGTTTATAACTAAAACAAATGAAAAAGGTAAGACTGTTGGAAAAGACGTTGATTATGTAGAAGTACCAATTGTTATAAACAAAACAGTCCCACCTGCAACTAAATTCAGACTTGACGCATATTATAGAGAATAGATAAATGCGTCTACAGAATTAAATAAAGCCAATGAACAACAAACAGCCATACAGAGTCCTTAGACTACGACATGGATAAATTTAAGATAATAAAATGAATGACGAATTGATAAAAGAATCTGCTTCAGATTATGGTTATTTTGAAAAACTTCGTGGTAATGTTGGGTATGCTCCTTCTAGATCGTTAACAGATGATTGGACTAGAGGGGCAGCTCGTAGTTTAGCCGATGAGTCTAGTGCATCTGATGACGATTTCTTTAACAGTTATCCTTTCTTTATGTTTAATGCTGACGCTAGAACTACATTCATGATTAACATGAATGAAGGATAGTTAATGGACGACAAAGACAGAATGATAGCTGCAACAAGAGATAAAGAAAGAGTCGAAAGCTTATTGAACATTATATCTAATAAAGATATAGATAATGATAGTTTACAGAATATAATTGCTTCCAACGCTGATTATAATAGCTTACTTAAGGATGGCAAATTTGATTCTTCCGATATATGGGAAAACATGAATAAGTTGGAAGATATAAGAAACAAAGCTATCAGAGATTACGATGACGCATTTGAAGATTATTAGACCGATCTAAAAGACATTGAAGATTGGAAAAACAGTCATGAAGTAAGTAGTTATTATACTCGTAAATCTGAACAAACCTCTAAATTAGGTAATTGGTTTTATACACAACCTGCTACACAAGGACTGTCCTCTTCTTCTTGGAAAGAGCAAGCTGCATCTTTAGCAGCTGGTATTGGTTCATCGTTAGCTTTAATGAAAGCAGGCGCTGCAGTCGGTTCTGTTGGTGGTCCGTTAGGTACTATAGCCGGAGGTATTAGTGGTTTAGTTGCTGGTATTGGTGGAGCTATTATTGGTCAAGTAGTTGGTGGAGCAAAAGCACGTGAGCAAGAATCACACATGGAGGCTTATAGCGCCTATAAAGATAGATTACTTGATATAATGGCGGATAAGAACTTAAATGTTCATGATATAGCTAATAATTTTAGGGAACAAGCCAAAGAATTAGGATACCCAGATTTAAGTGATATAACCGACGATGAAATTGTTGGCATGGCTGCTGCTGACACTCGTTTTAAATACAATTTTACTGGCGGATATGAATTAGCTCAAGCAATGGACGATGCCTTTACTGGCACTAGACGTGTGTATGAAAGGAATAATGCTCTAGGTGCTGGAGAATTCTTTACAGATGTGATTTCATACACTCCATTAAAACCATTAACTCTTGCTAAAGGAGCTGGTAAATATATAGGGGCTGGTACTAAAATTGGTGAGGCTACTAATAAATTAAATCCTTTGAGTTATCTTCAAGATGTTACAATGAAAACTAATTTAGATATATCTAAATTAGCTGGTAAGATGCGTCTTAAAGCTTTAAAACACTATGGTGCAGGTACTCTTAAGAGAGTGGGTCTTAATTTTATCGAAGAAGGTACTGAAGAAGGCGCTCAAGGTATTATCCAAAAAGAATTCATGGAAGGTAAATACGATGAAGAACGAGCTGAAGACAGTTTTATTGACGCTATAACTAGCGGTAATGTACTGTCTGATATGTTTGATAATCTGTTATTTAGAACTGAATCTGGTTTATCTTTTTTAGGCCTTAACTCCAAATACAAAAACGATTTACAGTTACAAGAGGAAATGTGGGCTGGTGGTCTACTGTCATTACTTTCCCCTCAGAGCGCCGCTGTTTCTGCTAAGAACTTTTATGAAACCTATAAAGGAGTAGAAAGAGCTTACGGCATGGGTAAATTTATAGAAGAATCTTTATCTAAAAATGCTGACATCAATGGAATAGAGACCTTCTTCAGAAACATGCGTAAGTATGATTTTGTTAATTCGTCTGATTACGAACAAACATTAAATTATTTAAGAGATGAATTAAAAAGTGCTAAGACAAGTAAAGACGGTAAAACTACTCGCAGATGGAAAATTGATACAGACGCATTATACAAAATAATAGGTCCTGTAAATCGTAACCTTAAAGATGCTAATGGTGATCCCATAAAGCCGTAGACTGGAGAACTAACTGACGAAGCTATTGATGAATTTATAGATATGCAAGCTGAAACAGCAAAAACATTGTTTGCATATAAGAAAAATATATTGGATCCGTCGTGGAAAAGAATCAGTGGTGATTTTGCGCAAGTATCTCCAATTAAGGGGCATACTATGGAAGAGTTAAATAACATTAGTAAGCAAATATCTGATATTCAGAAGCAATTAGAAGATGAATCTATTGGCGATAATACTCGTAAAAATTTAAATAACAAACTTAAAGAATTAAAAAGAAATTATAAGAGATATTCTAAATCTGCAGTAGATACAGATATGCAAGATGCGTATTATGCTATCACTACGATGGGCCAATATGAAAAAAATAATGCTGAGAATTAGAAGAACTTGTTTGATAAATTATCTCTAAATACTCAACAAGCTATACGTAGTAACGTAACAGATGAGCATTTTACAAAAATAAAGCGTAGTCTTGGTTTACCACAAGAGGTACCCAATGACTTGTTATTTAGTATACTGTGGTCTAATCAACACATGTATAATTTACGTATGGCTAGAGCGCAATAGGAATCTACTTTTTTAGCCGCACAAAGAGAAGCCTTACAAGGAAATTCTCCTTTATCTTTAACTGAAAATCAACAGAAGGTACTGGAAGCCTTTGACCAATTAATAGAAGTTAATGAGAAACAACACAATGAATTAATAGACTCTCTTGGACAGTTAGATTTAGAGTAGTAGGTTAAGTTAAAAGAGTTAGCTGATTACGGTAATAGTACTGCTGCTGAATTTGCGGCATTAGATGAGCAGACAAAACACGATAAGGGTATAGGTACAGTGTTCACTAACAGTGGTATGAGCCCTGAAGATATGCAAAGATATGTTGTAGCTCGTGATAATGGTATTATGAGTAAGCTTACCGCAATATAGGCCGAAAAAGATTTGGATGAATTACTTCATGGTAAACCAGAAAAAATAAAAGAGTTAATAAAACAATACCGTAAGGCAAAACACGAATCATTTGAATCACAACAGTCTTTTGAAAAGTCACAGAATACAGGTACAGAATCAAATTAGGAAAAGTATTCATCTGTTAGAAAATGGTTAGCTAAAGCTACAGAACAATAGATAGGTGAACGTTTGGATGAAATTGATGAGAATCTTACTAAAAATATAAATAGGTTTGAAGCATTTGTAGCTTCATTAGATAAAGGATCTGAATTATATCAACAATTAAATACTGCATTACAGTATGCTAATAATATTCAAGAAGCTGCAAATGGTAGTAAGCAAAGTAAAGTAAGGGCGCTCCAGTACCAATTATAGAGTATACGTAAAATGTTTGAGGGAAGTAACAATCCTCAAATGTAGCAAGCGTTGGATATGGTAAATAATTTATTAACAGATGTTATCAATACTAACATAATTAACGATGAGGCGCAAGCTAGACAGTTTAAGTATAATATTCCTGGTAAATTCTTAAGTAAAAGTGGAAAGCCGTTAAAGACCGATAATAAAACCTTTACCGATGATGAAGGTAATCTATATACTGTGGATTTAAGTAAATCTACATACTCTGAAAATAACGGTCTAGAGTTAGTCCTTAATGTTAAGAAGGATGGAAGTGCATTAGATAAAGAAAGATTACAAATCAATTTACGTGCTTTACAAAATCAATTAAAAGCTTATCAAAACGATATTGACAAAATAGATCCTAATGAAAGTGATATTAATCTATCTGTTTATACTAGCCTATATAATATGATTGAGAACACTTAGGATTTAATAAATAAAACTAAGCAAGCTTTAGATAATATAGATGTAGCTTCTGTACTTAACGTTAAATATGGTGACGAGCTCTTAGATAAGTTATATTATCAAAATAACGACGGTACTAAGGTTACTTTAAATGAATCTTATAAAATTACAAATGAAGTTCTTAAAGAAAGAGCTGTTGCTGAACGTTCCAGAAGGCTTAGCAATCCTGGTATTTCTGCAGTTCAATATAAAAACGTGTTACGTATTACTTCTGATCAGATACGTAAAGAAATTGGAGATTTAGAAGCAGAAAATGAAGAATCAGAAATAAAACGTGCCATTGCTTACTCGTTAGGAGATACTAATAATAAGAAAGCTACTTCAGTACTTAGCTCTCCGTATTACCAAGCTAAATGGTGGAGTGGATTCTTTTCATATTCTATGGACGAAACTAAAGTTGATTCGTGGGGTACTGTTAGTGAACAAAGAAAAAATGCGATTAAGCGTTCTATCAAACTGTTTAACAAATTAGTAAAGCAAGCTGCGCATGCAAAATCTATAGGTAAGAAGGATATATTACAGAAATTCCTAGAAGACGCTGATGCAATACTGCAGAAGCCGATTAATGAGCAATCCCCAACAGATACTATTACTTTAGAATCTTCTGATCCAGCTAAACCAGAATACGCTGTAGAAGTGACTAGAACACAGTTAATGGAGATAATTCGTTTTTTACCTATGTAGGCATACTTAAGTAACCCTAGATACGGCAAAGGTGATAAAGCTGGTAAATTGTATGTACCACTGGTATTAGCAGATTTAAAAGACGATTCAAACGCTTATAGTCAGGATGGTAAGTTTACTACGAAATTCCAGTGGAGATACGCAATGGTTAAATCCTTCTTACAACATGCTCATAACCGTAAGAAAGATGGTGAGCCAGCCATTACTGAAGAAGAAAAGATGGATGCTTAGGATGAGTCAATGCAATTCAATACACAAGATGGTTTTGATGATACTGCTGAGAAAGAAAATCAACGTAATAGAAAACAAAAACCATATGCATCTACAATTCATATCGAACGTGGTGGTGTTGAAATAACGTTTGAAAAGTATAATCAAAAATTTGAAAATCCTCAGTTTAATCCGGAATCTCCTGTATTTTATGATGTTAATGGTAAGCGTTTAGCTCAATTACCAGAATCTGACGTACTTACAGTTGAAGAATTAACTGAGATGTATACTGAACAAGTATAGAAGGCTTTCTCTTTACCAAACAGTGAACAAATATACACTAGTTTTGCAGAACAACTTAGTGATATACTTGGCAAAGAAGTTACTGTAGAATAGTTAAAACAGAAACATAAACAAGACGGTAAAGATACAAATTTAACTATACTTGAAAAGATTGTATTAGACGGTATACGCTATGGTGATGGTTTAATTTTAAGGGACTCTTTTGCGGCAGGTAGTATTGCTAACACTACAGTGTTTGGCCCTATTAATTATACGTCTACATCGACTAAATTACAATCAGTAGAAAAATCTAATAGAGTTGATAGGTTGTTTGCTTTGATCTAGGATGAATTCCCTAATTTATTTTTATCATACAAGAATGAGAATATAAGTAGAGGTACAAAACAGATTGTAAGCCCACAGCAGGTTGCTCAATACATAGATAGCGGTAGATTCCACAAACCTGGTGATAGAAAAACAGGAAAACCTGGAAGTGTTAGAGTCCTTATAAAGGACGAAGATGGTGAATTTAGGACTCTTGGCAACCCTAATAATCCGGTTAAAATGAGCAATCAAAGAATTGCTGAATTACTAAATAAATTGGATGAAGGTATAGATGCAGTTACTACTCCTCAGCAATTCTTTGAAAACCTCGTTAATCCTGATCAAATTAAGTTTGAGTTTACACCAAATCCAAATGTTACTCTTACTGCAGAAGAAAGAGAAGCCGCGGCAATGAATTTGATTAGTAGGTATATTAGAAATAGAAACTTCGGTAGACTTAAAAATGTATCTAGCTTTACTGATATGTTGATGGATGGTACAGATCATCCTAACAATGGACCTATAGCTAATAAGAGATTCTTTGCTAAATCCGGTAAAGTAATAAACAGTAATTTGAATGACATAGACTGTTTGCATATAAAAGAAGTAAATGGTGTATACTATTTCGATTTGGCTGACTTTGCTAGTAAGTCTGTACGTACACAAGACGTAGATGAAGAAGGCAATGTAATTAACGCTATTACAGATCTTGAAGCAGAGCAAGAACTTATACAACGGAACAAAAAACAAGTATTGGACGGTCTATATGATGTTTATAAAGAAGTAATTAATAATAAATCAGATATAAAAATACTTATTGATTATTTAAACAGCCAGTACGACATTTTTAAGAATTATGAAGCGTTTAAAGATCTTTATGATGAATACGGAAAGATACATTTCAAAGACGAAAATGGTGAAGAAGTAACTGAGAGAAATAAAGTTCTAGATGCTGTAGACATAATTTATGGCAAATTAAAGGACGAGTTTGATAAAATGCTTGAAAATGTTGCTGGCCAGTTAACAGAAACATTAAAAGAGCAAGCTTCTGCAGAAGAAAAGCAACAATTTGAAGAAGACGGTAGACATTCTAGAGTACAGTTTGCTGTAGGTTCTTATAACGAAAGTACTGGTAAAGCTCGTTTACTGCGTGGAGATGGTTCTGGTAACTTTGTTGCAGTTAATGAAGCAGTAGGCCAACCTGGTGGTGTATACTTAATTATACCATCCTTTATGAACTCATCTGGTAAACGTAGGATTGTACATTTAAATGGTAGAAAGTTAGCCGTACATCAAGCTACATTTATCGCTAAAATACTAGACGCTGTACGTACTGGAGAGCTGTCATATAACGGTAACATTCCTTCTAACATTGTACCAGGATACCGTATTACTACAGATGCTACAGTAAGTCAATTACTAGAATCTATTATTCACATAGGTACAGAAGGAATAGAAAATGATAGTTCTAGTAGCGCATTTGCTAATTTGCTATTTGTTGATAATAGTGGTTAGATTCATTTCGGTTCCAAAACATTAGACGATACTAATATTAGCGAATTGATTCAATTCTTATAGGACAGAAAGCAAATTAGAGTAGATAGAGCTAAATTACTAAATGACAATGCAAATGTTGGTTTATCTGCAAAGATTGAACTTACTGATGATTCTGAGTTTAAAAGAAGTGGGTTAGTTAAAGAGAGCTATGTATTTGAATTAGACGCTGAAGAAAACTATCAACATTATGTTATTAGTAAAGGTGTAGTTAGAAGCGATATAAATCCAGATAAAGGTGCTAGAATGTATAGCAACGTTATAGTTGCTTTAGATAATCCATTTACTGGCAACGACTCCATACCTAATCCTAGTAACCCTAAAAATTCAAACAGTGCAGCTAGCGCAAGAGCTGCTGCAACAGAATCATTTATACCAGTAGGTTAGTTCTCTCAGCAAATTAATCAACCTCAACAAGCAGTAGAACAGCCTTAGATAGTAACTCAACAAGTAACTTAGAAAATAGATTATACTGTAGATTCATTGAGTAATTTTATTATCTAGGAAGCTGCTAAAAATGGGTTATCAGATGTTACAAATGGTTATGATATTTATAGTGTAAATGGGTCTAGGTAGTTCACTCAAGAAGAACTTTTAAGTCTTCTAAAACAAATGTAGAGTGAAACCAAAGCAGACGGAACTCCTTATAAGGCATATAATATTAATGTTGTAGATAACACCGGTAAAACGGTGAAGGTAAGAATACCGCTTACACAAGAAGTAGCACAACAAGTTACAATTCAACCTGCACAACAATAGGTTCAACAGTAGATCGCATAGGTATCTCAGACACCTGTTCCTTTTGCAGCACCGCAAATAGCTACCCCGGCAGCTCCAACGTCACCTGTACAATTACAAGGTACACCTGTTTCTGCTGCCCCTACCGTTGCTCCTGCTGCTCCAGCTGTACAGCCTACATCTCCTAAAGTTATTACAGGCGAGAATATCTCAAGTAAAGGTTCAGAATTTGCTAGAAGATTAACAAACCCTGGCAATAATGAAACTGTGGAGTATAAAGGTACTGTGTTTAGAAACGCAGAGCACGCCTACCAGACTTGGAAGTCCGGTGAATTTGATGAAGATGCGTACAACAGTAAATCGTTTAAACCGGTTGGTAAAAAACCTGTAAACAAGAGCACTAGTTTTCAAACTATGGTTGAAATTCTTACAGCTAAATTACAACAACATCCAGATTTAGTTGACGGAATAAATCAAAGAGGAGGTATTGTTTATATAAATAATTCATGGCACTCTGTAACTGGTGACGCCTTCTGGGAAAAACAAGGTAATTTTATAAAAGCTCTAGCATAGGCATATTTAAATGTTACAAGTAGTTCTGTAATTTCTGCTGTAACTCCGGCAACTCCAGTAACTAGTGCTCCAATCACTCCAGCAAGTAATTTAAACGAAGTTGAAAAAATTGTTGCTTCTTTATTAAATAATTTGAATTACTTTAAATTAGCTACTTCAAATATTACAGAAGATATGGATTATATAAGATCTGTAATATTAGAGTATGGTAAAAATCACGGAATGATAACGGATCTAGGTAAGTTTACTCAAGATCTATACAAAGCTAATTTAGCTGATTTATTTTATAAGTATAAAGAATGGCGTAGATCTAATCCTCTTTACGGTAAAGCTGTATAGTTCTTAGATAATCACGTTGAAAAAGAAGATTATAAAGCAGCTCAAGCTAGAGCGATAAGAATACTAGGTAATCCTGAGATTCAATTCACCAGTGATATTCCGTTTACTTTTGATACCAATCGTAGAGCGTATGTATACGTGTTTGGTCAATGTTGTGAATCATTTATGCGCATATATAAATCTGCTAATGGGCAAGTAGCCGCTGGTGTAATGGACCATGAGGCGTTCCATAGAATTAGTTTGTTTGTGCTGTCTGAAAAAGAAAGAAAACAGTTATACTCGGATATTAGAAGTACTTATCCCGAAACAGCAGATATGACTAACCAGTAGGTTGAAGAGTTTGCAGCAGATCTGTTTAAGGATTTCGTAAATAAATATTCTAATCAGGGTATAGATGGTTTTTACAGTAATAATAAGTTTGTTAAGTTCTTCTAGAAAGTATATGATACTGGTTCTAAGATGATACGTAAGATATTTGGTTTGCGTACTCACCCTAATTACAGAGGCATTGATAAACTATTCTAGGATATGTATAGCGGTAGATATGCGTATGCAAAAGCTACTAAAAATAACTTCAAATTATTTAGAATGATATTTAGGACTGCTCCAATGTCTGGTATAACTGACAGTAAAGGTACTATTATTGCTAGAACTATTACTGAACGTAATTAGATACTTAGAACATTACTTGATAAAGTAGTAAATAATAGTAAATTACTGGATACTGTTCATAATTATACAGATATTGATGCGGCACTTGATGGTATACGTGGGGAACTTCAAGCAGATTATAATGGTCTTAGTCAACGCATTATGGAAGCATTTGAACGCAATGACTTTGACAATGTAATTAGGTTTAATAACCTTAAAACTATTTATGATACCATACTTACTGATGAAGCTTGGAAAGCTTGGAAAGGCATTATAAATGATACGTTACGTAGACAATTTAAAATATCTAATCAAAAGAAAGACCCTAATCAATTATTATCAACTCTTGAAGATAATGAAACTCAAGAAATTAATGAAGGAGTAGATCAAAATACAGAAGATACTGAAGAATTAACATCTGACGAAGATCCAGAACTTGCTGACGAAGAATCTCTGAATTTAGGTTTCTCTGAAGAGCGAGATTCGTTACAAAGAAATATGTGGAATAGCGCAGCATTATCTGTTAAAATATTATTCTATACTATTACTTCTGAAGATTCTAGAAATAATAAGTATAACTCAAATGGTATGTTTAACTATGATAATCCAGGTCAATTGTATATCAGATTTACCGAGTTACTTCAAGACTGTATTTCTGAAAAAGAAATGATGAGCGTACTTGAGTAGAATAAAGATCAGGTAGATGTAGCGGCAATTCTGGAACGTCTTACTTAGGATGAGGATCCTCAAGTAAATAAATCCTTATAGAATAAGTTCTTTGCCAGCGTTTGTAGGTATCAGCATAGTTTTGAAAATAACGTTTACGATGTTACTGAAGCAGAACGCGATAAAGATGGTAATATTGTCAAACCATAGGTTATAAATGCTAGAAGTACTAGTGGCAATGTAAATGAGGTTACCACTAAAGCTAGAGCAGTCATAGTCCGTTCTATTATGGAGGCGTTAGCTGATCGTAGTAGAGAATATGATGTTGAAAAGAATAAATACAATGGTTCTGAAGAAAAGAAAGCTATAGAAAAAGCAATAAGTCAACTATCTAACATAACTATAGATGTTAATAAATTTAAAGAAAGGTTAACAGATCTTCTTAAGAAGATGTATCAAGTAGACGGTTTTGGCATGTTCGTAGAAGGTGACCAAGAATTAAAACAATCTGTAGATATGTTAATGCGTTTCTTAGTAGAAAATGATAGAATTTCTAAAGCTTAGGTTGATACTCTTAAGAATGTACTTAATTTGATAAACACTAGCTTTACCAATCTAACGGTTAAAGATATATTGTCTGAGTAGGATAGTATTAAACAGAAAGTACAGAAAGTAATAGATAATAATGTTCAAGTACAGAATTTCTTAAAGAACTTAGGTAAGTATTCTCCTAGACAATAGAAGTCAATGTCTTAGAACGGACCTAAAAATGTAAGAATATACACTATTGGAGCATTTAACTATATTAGTAGGTTGTTTAAATTATGGACAAAACCTCACTACAATAGTGATTCTAAAGAACGTGAAGCTACTGAATGGAAGAACTATCAAATGAAAAGTCCATATGCTGAACATTCTTTGTGGTTGCATAGTAAATAGTTAAAGGATTCTAAAATGAATACTCGTTTACAGACCATGTCTGAGGGTGACTATGCTAATTCTAAATCTGATAAATTTGCTTTTGCTAAGGAAGAATACATAAATCGTATGGTTACTGTACTTGAAATGGATGGTAATGGTAAATGGTTGGGTAATCACGCTTTCCCTGTATTGGCAAATAAAAAGTTCTCAGCAGACTTACAAGGAGTAGTTATAGAAGCATTAGAACAGCCTATTTCATTTATTAAATCGGCTTCTGGTACAAATATGATTGTTAATGAAGGTGCTAAAAAAATATTTGCCGGTTATTTCTTAGATGAAGTAAATGCTATTAAACAAGCTAAAGATACTAGGGATAAATTTATCTCTAGACTTAATGAAATACTTAGCACCAATCATACAGTTGAAAGTTTTTCTAATCTTAGCGTTTCTCAACAAAGAGAATTATTTAATGCTACTATTTTACCTGAAAATTTACGTGAAGATGCAATACAAATGTTAAACAATGAGTTAAATAAATTAACCGTTACTTATCATTTTAAATCGTCTAAAAACGAAGCTGTAAAGGATAGTAAAGATAGAGTAGTTTCATTTGATGATGCGCATATAGATTTAAGAAAAGGAGCTGGTTATAAGCATAGACATTTTTAGAAAGTTGCAGATAAGCTCAATGAACGAGGTATTGATATTAATACGTTAACTGTAGATAATGCGGATTTATTGAACATTGTGGCTAATGAAGTTTTATTACCCAATATCGCTTTCGCAAAAAGTGATATGAAACTTAATAAAGCTTATGATGTTATACCTAATAATCTTATTTCTGGATTCAAGAAAACGTATAAAACTCTAAATGATGACCAAATCAAGGACGCGATGATAGCTACATTTGTAATACGTCATATGTCAGATATACTTGAATATGAGAAACTTGTTCAAGGGGATATGGCATATTACGGCGCAGGTGGTAAAAGTTATCGTAAAACTATTGATAAGATGACTAAACGTTATTCTGGTCCTGTATCTACGTTTGGTTTGAATGCTTCTAGTGGTACTCAAAAGCATCAATTGTCTGTAGATGAGCGTAGGGATTTAACAGAAAGTAGTACGTATAATACGCTTACTATTTAGACTACTAAATTGATAGATTATGATGTTTACGAAGGTTTGGTTAGAAAAACACTCGGCATTGATGTAGCGATTGATTATGATGTTAATTTAGAAGATGCTGAGGTAAACGCAAAAATCGACTATAAACAATTACTTGATGCTGACGGTAAGATAAAACAAGAAGTGTTTAATGGTGTATTCGCTCCTTATAAGAATTTCTTGGAAAATTACGGTGATGAAATAGTTGCACAAGCTATTGTAAAAGATGTTCTGAATCGTTACGCCGGTTACTTATCGCAAGATTATACTGATGCCACTACTTGGATTTCTCCTAGTATGTTTAGAGAGTTAAGACAACGCAGTGACGACGGTTGGAATCAAACGGAAGAGGCTTGTTATATATTTATGGAACATTATGATGAATTATATAAGTTCTATAATAATAGAGAAGCTTATCCTAATGATTGGCAAGTAATTAAAAATTCTGCAAAAGTACTTGGTATAAGTGACGCTGAGTTAGAAGGTTTTGTTCACGATTCTCGTATATTATATGGAGATTATTAGTATAATACAGAAGATAAATGGAATTCTCCTGTACACAGAGAATTGAGAGAAAAGTATAGAGGTAAAATACTTAGTTATCTCGAAAATGAAGACGGTACTCCTAAGATTGATACCACCGCTTTAAAATATATTCATTACGGTAATAGACCTTAGGGAGGTATACTTTCTCGTGAAGATAAACTATACATACCAGTATATGATAAGACTGCACTTGCTCCTCTGTTTAAGATATTTACAGAAGATCATGAAGCAGAACACATGTATAAACTAATGTTAGATAGGAATATACACGTGCTTAAATTAGATTCTTCTACCAAGTCAGGAGGTATGTTCGGTTATCAGCTATATGACCATGAAGGTAAATTTAATCAGTCCTTATATAACGCTCCATCATCTTTACAGTGGTTTGACCAACTACTTAAACAGTTAGATACTGATATGCATACTCACGATGATGCTTCTTTGTTAACACAGCTTACTAAAGTGGTAATGCTTAACACGGTGGGGCATAGTTATGATTTTGGCAATCAACTAGTATCCGGTGAGAACCTTAATAAGTTGTATTCACAAGTATTTAACTCTCTTACTAAAGAAGGCTTTAATAAATTCTTATCTCAATATGGTTTTAAACCAGATGGTTCTTTGGATAAAGAAGGTAGATAGACATTAGTTAAAAAGCTAAGAGAGGTATTAGAAGAATCTGGTGCCGCACAATCTACTATAGATGCATTCCAATTAGATGCCGATGGTAACTTTATAACTAATCCCGCTTTATTACCTAGTGTAAATTAGATGCAGACTAGACTGTTATCTCAAGTTGGTAAAATAATTGTAGACACACACATCAAAGGTATACCGTTGTATCAGATAGTTAGTGCTGGTTTTGATCAAGACCATCCGTTGAAAAAGGGAGTATCATTCGATAAAGAATTATTATCTCCTGGAGAATATGACGAGAATGGTAAATTGGTTACTAGAATGCAGGCTAGAATATCTATAATGTTGTTTAACGATGTTATAAACAAAGCTAAGAAAAACAAAGCATTATCTGCAAAATATAATGATTTCAAGAGTTTTACAGATAAACGTAGATTTATATTAGATAATAAAGATAAACTTAACTCGTTAGCTTACCGTGTGCCTACTCAGGGTCAAAACTCTACTATGGCTATTGAAATAGTGGATGTGTTGCCTTCTACTCAAGGCGGTATAATTTAGTTACCTACTACGCTTACAGCTTTGACTGGTGCCGACTTCGATATCGATAAACTGTTTACTGCTACTTATAATTATACTGTTACAGATAGAGGTATTGAAAGAGTTAATTATAGAGAGAAATATAGTAATATTGAAGACTTAATAGAGCACATAGATGAATTGAGTCTTGAACAAAGAGAAAATCTATTGTTGGATATTTATCAAACAGTACTTACGAGCGAAAATAATATGTTACATACAACTACCCCGTTGGACGTATGTACAGCTCCTGTTAAGCGAGTAATGACAAAAGAGATGAAAGATAACAGTGAGAAAAATAATTCTGACGGATTCTTTTTAAACCCTGCTCATCAAGTATAGATGAGGGTTCAGAACTCTGGTTCTGATTCTACTATTGGGCCTATGGCACTTAATTCTGTATTCCAGTACTTTACTCAAACTTGTGACTTAAATTTCATAAATGATCCTCAATTGGAAAAAATAGGTATTACTGGATTTGGTATGGAATACATAAGAACAAAGGAATCAGATGATAAAGGTTTGCCAATTATAAACGTTGCATATATTCTTGATACTACTTCTGCTATGATTAATGCTGCAGTGGATGCTGCTAAGGATAACTATATTGGTCGTTCTAACATTAATGCTGAAACATTTGATGTAGTTAGTATGCTTATAGCTGGAGGATTTGGCAACAATTCGTTTAGATTCTTAGCACAACCCGGAGTAAAATCATACGTAGAATCGTTGTTGAATGATTCAAAGGAAGCTATTTTCAGAGTAAAAGCTATCAAAGAAGAAGTTAGTAAGTTTGAAATAAGACCTGAGCTATTCACTACGGAAGCTTTAAAAAATAATCTTAATGGGCACGATGGTGAAGCGCAAGAACATTATATTAAAGCTTATGCTTATTTGAAATCTATTGCTCAAAGATATAGACAAGCTATTACTGTAGCGTAGGTAGATACTAAAAAGTATGGTAAGAATTCTACTGAATTAATGGGTTTCTTATAGAATGTGGACGATTTCAATTCAGTATATAACTTAATGTTTGAGTCTCCTTATAATTTGTTTGAACAATCGTTCTTAAAAGAAAAATTGAATTCTGTTAGAACTGCGATGGATATGTTTGGTAACATTTTCTTAGAGAATTCTCAAACGTTTAAACAGGCTTCTGATAAGTTATGTACCACATTTAATAAGAAAGGACAATTTAGTAAATAGTTCTTACGTAGAGCTGTTCCTAAGTTAAAACAAGTAGTATTAAAAGGATTCTTTGACCAATACATTATCAATGAATTTGCTAATCCAGACGGTACTATAAATACTAAACCGTTATATACACTGTTTTGTGATAAACAGAGATCTGTAATAGCGAGATACGATAGAATAGAACAATTGTGTATGCAAGAGGGTATTGGTGTAGATTTCTTCGATATGATTAAACATGCTCCTATACGTAAAAAATCTAACGCTCCAATGTTCTTTATAGTAAATAATATGGTTACTAATGATCCTGTTGTTAAACAAGCTGTTACAGACAGTATCGCTGAAATGTTTCATAGTTCTAACCCTGAAGTTAGAAAATGGATTACTGATGCTGCTGTAATGCAGTTCTATCAAACAGGTGGTACTGATGCATCATTTGGTACAGCTGTAAGAACTACCTTCTACGATGCTTTACCAATTAGAGAACTTGCTAATATTGAGGCATATGTAGATGGTAGTAAGATAACATTGAACGAATATATTGCTCAGGATAGATATGCTAACGATATTGACGGTTTGGTAAATCAAGCTATATTGCAGTTATCTATCAGTGATGATGAATATATCAAAACATTTAAGACTTACGGCGCAGGTAGTAACTTCGGTTTAATGTTAAGTGGTGATGGTTCTGTTGCTGTATTTAAAAAGTATGCGTTTAAAGCTAGAACAGATATGAGAGGTGCAAGATACGCAAAATACGTTAAAATTAAGACATCCAGAACTAGTACCCCGGCATTATATGTACTAGGGAATGTTTCACAGTCATATGATGAAAAAACTGGTAAGACTTATTATAATCCGGTATACTACAGGATGAGCAAATTGGGTTATTAGCAATATAGTAATAATTCTAGTCGTATCCGTGTTGATGGAGCATACTATGATAACAACTTAATATCGCTATTTAATACAGATTTCTTAGCTAAGAGAAAGGATAATAAGAAATATAGTCTCTTTAACGCAACTAATTATAGTCAACTCAACGATTTCGTAGTTCAAGATGAATTAAATGCTAGAAAAGGTATGATTGGTCAAAATATGCTAGATGTAGATGAATTGGGTAATGTAACATTCCCAATAGCAGATGATCCTTACTTAGGAATGTTTGACGCTAATCCAAAGAATACCAATATGGTGCTATCTAGACTAGAACAATCTCCTACACAATTCAACATGGATTTCGTTCAAAGAGCAAAAGAGGTTGGAGCTACGTTCCAACAGTTAGTTAAAAAAGGAGATGAATATAAATTCATTGGTTCTAATAAAGAGTTATCTGGTGTGGTATCTTTACTTGCTAATAGTATGGATGACGTTCAACAAGCAGCCGAATTTATATTCAAAACTTATCCTCAAGTAACTATGGTCAAGTATATTGGTCCTGCTGGAATGGATATAATAAGTAGAGATTCAGCTAACAAAGCCAATAAACTATTACAGTAGATTGAACAGAATAAAAATTCTGAAGAACAGAGTAATAAAAAATGTTAATATATGTTTTGCCCTAATATAAGTAATAAAGAAGTTGTTGAACAGTTTAATTAGATTGTTCAACAACTCGGGGGGCAACCCCTAAGTATAGAAGAGTTTAAATCTTCTGAATTAAGAGGCTAGAGAACTGGCACGAATTACGCAGCTATGGAGGCTGCGTATCGTATTTGGGATAGTAATGATGGTGAAATAACAGACGCTTAGTCTGCTATATAGGACTTTGTATCTCCTTAGAAAAGTACATCAGAAAAAATAGAAGAGATAAATAAGAGAGTACCAAATACAACAGCTCAGGAGCATTTGACATCTCAGAAAATATCTAACCTATTATCTGAACTATTCCCAGAGATATCTGTAGAGTATGTTGAATCGCTAGCTAACGGTAATATTGGTGAAATAGATTTACAATCTCTGAAAGTATTAGTAGACTATGTTAATGGCAGAAGAGATACTTTACCACACGAGTATGCTCATTACTATTATAATATGTTTAAAGACTCCGATATAATGAAAGAGGGGTTAAAACTATTTGGTTCTGAAGAAAAATTAGTTCAAGCTATTGGTGAACGTGTGGTTGAAATGGATGGTGAGCAACGTAAGTGGTATACCAAATTATTAGATTGGATTAAGTCATTCTTTAGTTCTGAATTGCGTAAGAGAGCGTTATTAGGAGCTATTACAGATGCGTTTTTAGAGAACCGTGACTTGGGTAATAAAACTAACGAGTTATTTGGTATTCGTAATCAACCGGCCAATATTACTGTATAGGAGGCATAGCTAGCTTTAAGTAAGATGGCTAATGGTTTAGTATTTGACTCAGCTTCGCACGTTTATCATTCTAGAGATACTAACATAGAACTAACATCTGTTTCAGAACGAAAGAAATAGTATGGATATAGTACGTATGACGATAGCTTAGAAGATATGGACCAAAAGAAATTATCTAATGACGCAAGAGCTAGAGGTACATTAATACATAGCATTTTTGAAGACGCGTTTACTGGTAATTTTAATGTAAATAGATACAGTGGTATATCTAGAGATGCAGCTATAAAAATTAATTTATTCGTTAACTAGCTACTAAATGATTACGATTTTGTAGCTTCTGAAGCAATGTTGTATGATGAATAGGTGGCTACCGCTGGTACTGCTGACTTAATAATGCGTGATAAGAAAACTGGAGAATACATTGTATTAGACTTTAAAACCAAATTGGTTAAGCATAATGGTAAAAATACTAAACAAAACGGTAAGAAATTTAGTGGTTTCTTATATGCTAATAGTAAAAAGTATTCCCCAAAATCCAGTGAGGAGAGCTACGATTTTCAGTTATCATTGTATCAAAAAATGATGCAAAAAATAGGTATCAATGTAACTAAGAGAGGTATTATACCGCTAGTTTATGAGACAAACGATGTTGATGGAATTATTAACATCGGTGCTAGTACTATATTTGGTTCTGCAGAAAATGAATAGGGTGAATTTGAAAACAAGCCTATAAATGACAAAAAGCACGGTATACAGTGGATTTAGCAAAGTTCTACGGTAAAGCGTGACATTAATGCTAAAATGTATCAAGACTACTCTGATTTTGCTACTCCAGAAGATGGTAAACGTTTTGTCAAAGCTATGGATGATGCGTTAGAGATACTTGCTAAAATACGCAATAAATTAGATGCACAAACACAAATTAATAGTTTGAGAGGACGTAGTGCCGCAGCTTATCGTAGTTCTGTGCAATTAAATAAGCTAAACAATATGGCTGAAATTGACGCCATGCTGTCTTATATACAATACTCGTCAGACCAATTAAAACGTATGGTTGATGTTCTTCAAGATTTATATAAACAAGGAGATCAAGCGAGTTGGTCTTTATCAAAATTACATCAATACTATCAAGTTGCTACTTCATACGATATTATATCAGAATTATTAAGTTTTGTTAATGCTAATGAAGACTTATTTAATAAGTCTGATATGTAGAAAATAGTAAAGAATTGCGCAATACTGCAGCAGCAAATAGCTGTAATTAAAGGTGCTTATACCAGTAAAGGTAGAGAATTATACCTTAATACAATATCTTCTGGAATAAGCGCTTATAGGGCTCGTATTTTAGAAAGAAAAGAAGATGAATATACTAAGAAATATCCTATGAAAGATGGGGAAACTGGTAAACAGTTTAGAGCTCGTAGAAAACAGTTTGTTGATGAATGGGCTGCAGCTAATGAAGAATACCTTAAAAAAGAAGAAAATAGGTGGTTAAAAGCTCAAACTGAAATAGCTGATTCTTGCTTTGAAGCTAACGCTGTAGGACAATATTTTTCTTCAGTATATGAATCTGCTGACCCTTTTGTACAGGCTATGGTTAGAGCTTATGATAACGGTATGCTTGAAGTCAACCATAAGTTTATATCTATGCGTTCTAAACTAGACAAACTACTAAAAGCCTATTATAAACAATATGGGTATGGTAACTTATCCGATATGCGTAAAGTATTTGACGATTTTGTAGATATTACTGAAGATGGTAAATGTTATTTGGTTAGTTCTATTTCGTCGGAATATAGAAACGCTTTAGATTTATTCATGTATGATCTAAATAATAAACAGACATTGACTGCCGATCAGAGGAGACAAGCAATACGTGAATGGCATAATGAAAATAATCCAATAGTAGACCAAGAAGCTTATTCAGAAGAATTTAAAACACAAGTTACAGCTTTTGCTCAGTAGTCCATAAAGAACCAAAAAGACCGAGAAAAATACATTAAAATCATATTCGATAATTTCGATAAAGGTGTTAAAACTAGTTGGCAAAAGTTAATGTATGCTAAAGTTAATCCATTACCTTCTGATATTGTAGACTTTTTAGTCAATTTAGACGTTACTTTGGATATTAAGTATCGAAAGCCTAACCCAAAGTATAACAACAGTAAGTATGAAAAAATGATGTCCTTAAGTAAGGATGATAGTAAACGTAAATTATGGGAATTACTTAGTGAAATAAGTAGTAATGAGGGCAACTCATATAACTTACCTACTGCATTAAGACTTAATGGTAGATTACCATCTGTAATAAAGAGTAAATACGAAGAGGCTGTAACTCATTCTGTATATTCGGCTGCTAAATTAGGTATATAGGATGCATTTACTATTATGGAAGATGAATAGGGTGTCGCTAGAGGAGTGTTTGTTAATGAAAATGGTAATAGAGTATATCAAGTACCAATGCCGTATACCGGTAAATATCTAACTGAAGAAAGGTAGTCATTTAATCTTCCTGATATATTTTTAAGGTATTATGATGCAGCTAACACATATAAAGTAAAACAATAGCTTGAAGAATTAGTAATATATACTCAATCTGTGCTATCATCAAGATCTACGTATACTGACAAGTAGTCTAATTCTAATACATAGCAAATGGCCAACGAAGTGCAATATCATACGAAGAATTTATTTGATGCGTGGGTTAAATAGGTATTTTATAGTGAACGTACTGCTGATATGGGTACAATAGGGTTACCTAATATGGAGCGTAAGATAGACGTTGGTTCTTTCTTAAAAGCTATAAGTAGATTTTCATCTACTAAGGTAATGAGTTTAAACATGGTATCTGCTATTAATAATATACTTACCGGAGATGTTCATAGTTTAGAAGAAGCTTTTGCCGGTAAATATATTGATTTAAAGACATTTGGTAAAGCTCATAAAATATTTATGAGTGAAATAAATACCATGATTGCAGATGCGTACAGAGTTACTCCTGAAAGTAAATTAAATAAGATATGTCAATGGCTTCATATATTTGATGGTACTGAAAATGTAACAATACGCGGAGTAATGTCTAACGGGTTAGGTGATTATGGGCACGCTTTATCTACATTGGGGGAACGCTGGATATAGGGTAAATTTGTGATAGCTTATCTACTTAAGATGGAAGCTAAAGATGCCAATGGTAATGTATTAGGTTCTATGTATGATTTTATAGACTTTGATGAAAACAATCAGCTAAAGATTACAGACAGTAGAGTAGCTAATTTTAATCCTAATATATAGAATTCTATATCTTTAAAAATGCGTGAAATATTAATGGGACTACATGGTAATTATGATGGTAAGAATGCAGCAGTCGCTGTAGAAAGTAACGCTATAGGTTGGTTCGGATTGTCCTTACGTAGATGGATATAGAATTTCATAGCAAGACGTGTTGGTAGAGAAACCTATAATGATACCTTAGAAACTAGAAATAATGGTATGTATAGAACATTTGGTAGATACATAGGGTTAGATTTATTCCCAAGATTAGCTTCTTATGTTGGAGTGTAGATTGAGGGAACTGAAAGAAATAAAGTTACATCAAGAAGATTTGGAGAATTAAAGGATTGGGAACGTGAAAATATTGTTAGAACTGTTACTGAATTAGCTGTAGCTACTTTAGCATTCTTAATATTTATGTGTATCGGTTCTGGTGACGATGATGACGATAGTGTTGTGGTTAATATGTTAAAATATTAGGCATATAGATTATATACAGATTTAACTTTTTTAAATCCAATTTCTTTTATTAAGATTTTCCGTGATCCATTTCCTGCAACAAGAGTTATATAGGATGTTCATAATGTATTACTGTAGTTTACTAATCCTACAGAAGTATATAACAATGATACTCATATGATTGATAATAAGTTATTGGACAAACTGGTTAATCTTATTCCTGGTTCTGGTTAGATTCATAGATTCCAAAATATTCAAAATGAAATGACATATTTTATAAAAGGTAGATAATAGAATTTCGCTAGCTCGGGTTCTTACTTCAAACATATAAAATAAGGGTATACAATTAAGTATACCCTTATTTATTATACACCATTTAGATTTAATTTTATTTCATGTTTTTCTATTTCCCATAATTTACCATGTGAGTAATTGTTATTTGTCCAATAGTCGTAACTATTTTGTGGAAAAGAAATCCAATCAACATGTTCTCTAAATGGTGCCGATACCTCCGAAAATTTGTTGTTTAATATCTTGGCTAGATCGTTTTTGAATTTCGGCGGTATCTGAAATGATAATATTTCATAAAGATTATTATCTATGTTTTCATAGTAATTCATATAACTATATGTGTTCTCTTTAAAGAATTCTTTAAATTTTTTTGGTGCACATGTTTTAAATAGAATTACTATTTTTTCTTCCCATTCTGGTTTATTTGTATCTCCTATGTATACTCCTTTCATTCTGGGATGGTAGAGTATTTCAAAGTCTTTCTTTGTTTCACATATCATAGGAAATAAGTAAAACATTATCAGATATCTTGTTTTAAAGTTCTTCGATTCCATCACCTTCATAATAATTGTGAGTATGATCCCAATTATTACTCTGATAATGATATGATAATTCTGATAATGCTGTGATAATTTTGTTTTTTTGAGATTCTAACTCTGTTTCATTAAACATGTTAAATACTCTTATTTCATTATTACTATTTGTTTGAATAGCAATAATATATGCTTCACAATCATAATCTGAAATATCAATTTCTTGATCTTTCATGTACCAACTAATTGCAAGCAAGTAATAAGTTATCTGTCTATAATAATCAAACTCTTCTACAGAATGTTTAAAATTATAGACATCACTAGTTGTTTTTAAGTCGATTAAAGTAATCTTCTTATTTATATGATCGAATATACATCTATCAAGTAAAGACTTACAAGGTGCAATCCAATCATCAACAGGTAATTCCCAGTTAATATGAAACTCATTATGAGATTCTACTCCAGGAATATCTTCTAATAACTCTTTCGCTTTCTTATGATTATCAATATTATTCTTAATATTTTTAAGCATATTTAAATCAGCAAAAGATATTACTTTACGATTATCTTTTTTACTTTGTAATGCTTTAATATAATTAGCATAACGATTACATAGCTCTGTAGCTTCTTTTAAGACGATTTCAGAGCTTTTTGAATTACTGTATGCAGATTTGTATGCAGCAATCTTTTTATCGTCCTCTATGAGTTCTAATGAATTAGCATAAATCTCACAGAAATCTTTTTGTTGTTTTACTTTAGGTACTTCATAATCAAGAATTACATAATCATTCCAGAAATCCTCTGGTTGTAATATATATTCATGAATCATAGTACCCCTTTCGAGCTGAGGAAGTTTTAATCCTTCTTCCTTTCCATCTATCATATCTCGATAGAAACGTGGTCCTTTCTTCAAGAACCAACCAATAGCAGAATTTGATATTCTCGTATTGTCTTCATAATACGGTTTATCAATTATCATTCTTACTTAATTCTATAGTTACTATTTTAGGTCTTTCTCTTTCAAGATAACTGTCAGTTAGTATACTACAATTATATTGATTTAAATGACCATATGATATACCATCATGCCAATGCCCAAAAAAATGATGCTTATACTTACCAAAACAGTAATGTTCAAGCTTTTCATTATAATTAGGATTTTCATGAGTAATAAGTATATCACAGTTTTGTATCTTTTCATATGGGCATATATACTCATCGTATTCATTCTGAATATCTTCAAATGCCCATGTTTGCCAATGTATAGGAGCTATCCAAGGAGTTCCATAAAAAGTTATTCCTTTATATTCATATAACTCATCAACAAGAAATACTACTTTATCATTAGTTAAAGTTGATATCTTAGTCTTAAAATCTTGCCAACTCAAATCCTTTACAATATCATTAATAAGATTTTCTATATAAATATCATGATTTCCTGGAACTACAATTACCTTTTTACACGGTAATTTGTCTACCCAATTGACAAAAGTAATAGACCAGAATTTATCTGATTCTTCGTTACTTCTCTGAGCAAGTAGATTTACTATATCTCCTGCTATACATAACACATCGCATTCTGGTATATTAATTAAATGACCATGTATATCACTTATTGCGCATATTCTCATGGTATAAAGTTTTAGTTAGTTTATATATAATTATACTATAAAATAGTATCATTTCTTTAGTTTTTTTATTAACTCATCTACCTCCTTCTGATTATGAACTATATAGAAATTGACTCCTATATTATTACTATATAGGTAATATCTAAATAGTTTCTCTCTTAAAGGCCAAGCTTCATTAGGGTATCCTTTACATTCAATAACAAAGTTATCTCCTACAAAGTCAGGTAGATAAGTCATTGCTCTATACTTTTTATTATCAAAAGTAAAAGCTGGAAGTAGCTCATATCGATGCATCTCGTAATCTGCCATAATATTTGCCTCTTTCAGCTTTTTATATGTATAAGTTTCAAGTTTACTTCGGAATTTAATTCCGTCGTATATGTTAGGAGTTGCATTGCGAATTTTACTTTTCTAAGTTTTTCTCATTGTTCAAAATCATGTAATGTAATACAAACTTTATTTGGTTTTTCAGAAAATTCACTATATTTTGTAAGTGACACTTCTTCTAGCTCTTTGAGTGTGTTATCATTAGCATATTGTGAACATAGTTCAATAGGCAAATCTCCATATTGTTTTGCAAGTTTTTTAAGAACTTTTATTAATTCTAATGTCTTCATATAACCAATTTTTAATAGTTTCAAATCCATTAAGTTTAATTGCATCAGATATATCTTTTGCCTTAAACTTTTTATGAACTAACATTCCTTCTAAGCCTGTTTTAAGGCTCATTTTACGAAGATATTTAACTCCAGCTGTATCTCTATCAAATAAGATAATTATACGTTTAAAACGCTTCTTAAGCTGGTTTAGAGCCTTATCTGGGATAAATGTAGACTCTGATGATGGGCTTATTGCTGGAATACCCATCTCATATAAACACATGACGTCTTTCATACTCTTTGTAATAATGAGTATATCTCCAGTTTTAGGTAACTGTTTAAACCCCTGAATGTCGTTCTCAGTCAGGTTATTACGCCACTTTGTATATTTATCTGCTAAAGGTCTATATATCTTAAAATTGTTATAGACCTTATAAGCATACATAGGATTACTATCCTTGTAAATACCCTTTACAACTCCGTTACATAGATAATATTTTATACTACTTACTCCAAATTTCTTTAGAGTAGTGGTAGAAATATTAAACTGAGACCAGTAATTGATATCTGTTAGAGTAAAGTCTTGTCTTACAATACCAATTACTGTCTCGGTTGACGGTATATATTGCTTAGAGCTAACGAGTTTCGTATCATTAGTAATTTTAAGTTTATTAACTATATCATTGAGTATATCTGAATAGTTAGTTAGTCCTGTGAATAGTGATACAAACTTAATCACATTACCACATTCTCCAGTACCATGGTCTTTAAACATTAACTGTTTAGTTTTTCTACTATAATAACATCCGAAAGAAGGTGTCTTATCCTTTCTTAATGGTGAATTATATATCATGCCTACTTTAAAATTACCAATGTACGCTGCATATATATCATATTCAGTTACTTTAGATAATATCCAATCTAAAGTAATACTCACATTATCTTTTATTTTTGTTGTATCGTAAACCATATGATATATTTTTAGCGATAGCTAAGGAATCGAACCTTAATTAACCATTACTATCATGAAAACGTGAGTGCATGCTATCCCTATTCTATGAATTTTGATGCCTCCGTCACACCTCACATTCGGCGTATTACCGTCGATTGCTTCTTATCTCACATAGTGGCATGCTACTCACGTATCGCTATATTATGCCTAGCGTAGGCGGCTTATAGGATTATCTACAAAATTAGAAAGGCAGATCATTACTAGGCTGTTCACTTACAGTAGTAGTAAGAGGATTAACCTCTTTAACTTCCTTATCTGCAACAATTGGCTTAGTAAATTGATCGATACCTGTAATTTCTCTAATCATGCTTTCATTCTTACCTTCTTCATAGAAACCCATAGGAATATTCATAGGTTCAATAGAAGCAAACTTAACATAACTAGGAAGTGTAGTATAACCCTTATCATTATAAACTATTTTTACTTTAAGTAAAATATCTTTATTAGCACTATTAAGCATTGTTACTACCCAGTTAGCAAATTCTTTATAAGAACTGCCACTGAACGCTAATACATTCTTAGGATAGAAACACTTAAGTATACGCATAATACGAGTTACCTGGTTAGTAGCTTTACTTTGATTCTGTTCTTCAGTATCACTTTCACGAACAGCTGGTTCCCATTCAGTATGAACAAGACTCTTACCATCTTTTTCAAAAGTAAATTCAATGAATTTCTTCCCTGTAGGAGACTCTGCAAACTTTGCGGATACAAACTTAACGTTGTCATGAATACCCGCTTCTAGGTATTTAGTATTATTACCATTATCTGACAACTTTACTTCATTTGCTAATTCTGTACTAAATATCATAATATCTTATTTTTAATTATTCAGGTAAATAAACTTTATTCCAATAAGTAGTGATGTTATTATTCTCATCACTCTCTGCTACTACTATATTCTTTCCTCTTAAATGAGGTGCTCTAGCTTCAATAACGGAATTATCTCCTCCTTCAAATGAGATATGTGTCTCATTTTTCTTTCTATATACGTAGCCAACAGCATCTGCTTCACCACATATAATATTTGCTAATGCGCCTACTAAATCAAGAGACATTTCTGCCATTTCTTCGCCATTCTTATTAATCAACTTATCCTTAGTATGACCAATAAGTATAAAGTTATCACACAATCCACGGAACATGTCGATAACTTTTCTTACAGCCTGTCTTATATATAAATAACCAGACCCATTAGGTAATGTTCTTAAATCTGTACCTTCGTACTTTTTACCCATTGGAGTAGCTTTATAAAGCTGTATAGCAAAGCTCATACACATCTCTTCTAGACGTGTAGCATTATCTATAGTAATATATTTATAAGGATATTTACCAGTTTCCTTTTTAATCTCTCTTATTGCATTAGCTATATCACCTAAATCTTTTACAGATCTAGCTTGAACAGCTAATGCCTCTAAGAACTCTGAACCACCTTCTAAATCAATAATTAGATTGTTATCCAGTGCTGCAACTAAAGTAGTTTTCCCAGCTTTTGGTTTACCAAATAAAATCAAAAATCTAGGATTTTCTACTTTAGCTTTTACTTTCTCTTTTGGTAATACAATCATAAAAGCTTTTATTTTTTTGTATTCCTCTGATAAAGTTCTGATAATTTCTGATAATATGGAATAAGATATTTTAATTAAAACAAACCACGTTTCTTAATATTAATCGTGATATCGATAATAGTTTTCTTTGTCTTCGGTTTTAAATAGTTCAAAGAACCAAATGCAATAGGAATTACTTCATAACCAATCTGTACGAAGTTATCAAAGATTTTAACCGGAGTACCAAACTCATCTTTAAAGTCATAGTCAACATCAAACGGACAATGTTCCTTTGCATAAATATCAAGTGCATTAATAGCCTTGAAGAATTCTGTTTCTAAGTCGAAATTAATTACATTATCTCCCCAACACTTAAACGGACAATTAGCGCATTCCTTCGGCAACCATCCAATATTATGAGTCTTACTTAAACCTAAAGTAATAATATCACCTGCACCAGCATATTCGATGCCATAACTGCAAGAAGGATAATCACTCTTACTTTCTACAGTCATCCAAGGATAAGCGTTAATTACTCGGTCCATTAAAGACTCCTTATATGTTTTTGCACTCTTAGTATTTTTCGGTAATGTAAATGTATATGATTTCATAATTTTCAGCCTTTTTAATTGTTATTACTAAACGAAATCTTCCTTACTGGTTCTTCTTCTCGTATAGTTTCAATTAAATTATTGTACTTAAGGTCATTATCAAACTCAAGTATAGAACATTCACCTGCATCTCTATTCTTTAGAATATGCAAATAAACTTTATCTCTTACTGGTAGACGATTTGGTCCATAACTCTGTATATTGAGTAGCTCTGGCCTATGAATACATATAACGTAATCTGATGCATGAAAAATAGTATCAGCGGAAGATATATCGCTACGCATTGGATAATGCATAGATGGATTATTAATTCTTTCAGGATTTTCGATATTACGATTCATCTGTGATAACTGTATTATTGTAGTATCTGGAAACTTTTTTACTCTAATAAACAGTTTCTGTAAATCGGAAATCACTTGTAGTGCACTTTCACGATTTTGACCTTCAACAAGTAAAGTATGATCAAGTATGATCACAAATTTTTTGCCTTTAGCTTTATTTTCGTAAAAGTAATCAATGGTAGATGCTATATCTGCAACAGTACCCGGTGTATCTACATAATATATCGGATATGATTTTATCTGTTGAGAAGTTTCTTCTACTTCTTTTAATAGTGTATTATCTAATACAATACTAGAACTATATAGCTGAGCAGTAGTTTGCCTTAACTTACTACTTAATTTTCTACCTACTTGTCTAGAACTTAACATTTCAAATGAAAAATTAAGTACTACTACATCCTGATTAGAATTTAAGTCTATTAAATCACTTTCAAGTGTATTTACAAATGAACTTTTACCACTACCAGATATACCTACAATGGTATATATAGTATTAGGTTCAATACCGCCCATACAGGATTTATTGAACTTATTCCATCTAGTACGTAAAGAAACAATCTCATGATTCTTTCTCTTACGGATATATTCTACTGCTTCATTAGTAGCAGAGGATATATGTCTAAATGTTAGTACTTTAGTAGATATCTGCTCCATAATTATAATAATCTTGGTTAGGAGTTTCTACTTTCATTTGTTCCTCAATAGTTTCCCACTCATGTTGAGTGAGCCATTTCCACATAGTTTTCATATAACCTATTTTACCTGTACGCATTTTATCTTCTATTTCGTACTGTAAACATTTAAGTAAGTGTTCATGCATTGCTTTAGACTTACCTATAATGCGATTATATTCTTTTCTACATTTATTTATGTTAGCTCTGAGAAATCCCTTAGTTCCATCAGGTCTCATAACATAAACTGGAAATTGGTCATAAAACATATCAAACATAGCTTTATCTTCTTTAAGAAGTTTCTCTAGTTTCTCTGTTTTACTTATGACTTGGGTATCTCTATCATACTGGATAGAGATTAAACCTTGAGTCTCTAACTCTTGTATCTCTTCTTCATTAACTAGGCTGAGAAGTTTCTGAATGTCTTGATTGATTGTTTTGATATCATTCAATACAAGTGTTAGGAATACTAATTGATTAATAGATAAAGTTGGTATTCTATCTAAGATAGAAGTATCTATTTCTAAAATCATAGTCTTATATATTATATAAGCTTATGGTTTATCTGAAATATATCTGATAAGCCTCTGTTAATCCCATAGGCTCAATTGTAACGGTTTTAAATCTCTGATTATCTTATAGGCTTCCATAATATAATACCTATAATTAATCTTTCTTTCTTCAATTGGTTTATTATCAAATTTATTTAGAAGAGTAACACCAGATGCAGTAAGCATATTCTGATACTGTCTTGCAGAAGCCTTATATTTACGTTCTCCTACGTATGGCTCAGTATATGTTATAATTTCACCTTCTTTATGACCAGTATCTTTCCATTTCCACAAGTATCCACCATTAGTAGATGCATAGAAACGATTAGTTCTTTGTTGCTCCTCGTTCATATATTCAACATGCCATTGTTTACCAGTTTTCTCAGACATTAGAAAATCTCTTATATCTGTACAATTCTTAATTGTATCTTCGACTGGTATTCCGTCTTTAAAGAAACTTATTACTGCTTTAGGTATAATCTTTGGAGTTAATCCTTTACCTAATTTTACAGCAGTAATAAACATTCCTTTTTCTTTTACTTTGTTATCTTCAGTAATAGCAAAATAATCATTAATAGCATATTGATACATTGCTTTAAAACGATCTTCTTCTAAGGTAAGTTTAGTAAGCTGTTCCCATTCTCTACAAATACTGTTTACTTTAGAATATGCATCTTTCTTTAGTAAGACGAATAAACCGTCAGTATTTGCTTGGACGATTCGACATCCAATTTGAGTTAATTTTTCAGCTAACATAAGTAATAGTAACTGTCCATTAATTCTACATAATATTCTATATAAGACGCAACTCTCATATACGTTCTCTTATGAACTGCTGCATATCACTATGCAGATTAGACTATATCATCTCCTTTTACTTAAGCAGCAGTCAGGAGTTCCCCGTTTCCATTACCATTAGCTTGTAATGTACTCTCTTTCGAGATAGTCGTTGAACTTTTTATATAATTGTTATATATAGATTTAACTTTATTTATAAAATCTTCTTTAGAAAATTTATTTTTCATTATATTACACATTTTACAGCATGGCACACAGTTTTCTTTAAAATATCCTTTAGTAGTATCTACTCTATCAATACCTGTAATTTTCTCATGCTTATCTCTATAACTAGATGTTTTTGTTATATCTGGAGCTTCTCCACAATATATACACGATTGTGTAATTATATTTTTGAATTCTTCTTCTGATAAATTCCACTCTATATTTCTTTGTTTTGCATTATTCTTATAATGTGTGAATACATTGTAAAGTAATGTATTTAAACATTTACCATGCCTATTGTGAATACAATTTCTACATTTTAAATTTTCAAAATTGTGTATACAATCTTTTTTTCTAGAAAATATTTCACCGCATTTTTTACATTGAATTAAATAATATAGATGAGTTCTATTACTTTTCTCATAACGTTCTTCATCAAATTTAATTATCTTGAATTTATCATTTTCTAATTCTAAAGTTTTATCTAATAATTTCATAATTATATAACTTAGTTACTGATTGTCCTTTTATATTAAAAACGTATAATACTAAAGGATGTTCCAGTAATTAAAGGAATTTTTTTCTATATATTTCTATATAGGCAGACCAAAATTAATCTGCATTACTGCAAATGGACTATAACAGAAATTATGTTCATTCTGTAAGTTACCTGATAAACCATTTAAAGCTAACTTTAAAGTTTCGTTCTTTACTTTATCACCATTGTGTTTAGCTTCAATTCGTTCATCTTTGATTTGCTTATATACTTCTAAAAATTCTTTACCTAAATGTCTAGGATAGAATTCATATTCTATAAGCATACTTGGATATAGTGAAGCTACATCTATATCTATAAGCATTTCATCATCTCTAGGAATAATAATCTCAGGACTATTCACAGAATGAATACCTCCTACTCCTACAGAATAGCGTAAATTATTAAATACAAACTTATTTTCATATCCTTTTCTACCTGGAGATACTATCTGATTTTTCATATCTTCTAGTACTCTTTGTAAAATAGGACTATCATATTTAATAAATGGTAATATTACATCTTTTAATGGTATTACGCTCATTGGAGATCTTAAATCTTTAATATCCCACCAAGTTAGACCTGTTTTTTCAAGATATTTCTGAGTTAAAATTTTCATCCCAATATTTACACCATCTTTACTGAGTACTCTTACTCCATACTCATCTTCAATAGCGATTCGTAAATCAACGTCTTTCTTACATCTATTTAGTAATTCTGAAGTAGATTCAATATCATTGATATTATAATCTATCATAGAGTCAAAATCTTCTAAAGGAAGTGGTTTAGTCCAATCACATACAAATTCCTGCACATTAGGATATTGCATTGTTACTTGAATTTCCTTTAAACCTACTCTAAGCTTATTAGAATATAACATAGTAAGAATATCAAAAGTATCAAACCATATTTGATACTTCCAATGTTTCCACGCGTCTATATTATCTTCACTTGAAGTAGTTATAGTCTTACTTAGATTAAATATAGAACTACATATAGTAGGTATATTATATTGCATTAATTTATCCTCATACTCAATTATATAATTAATTATAGGATTATCATAATGCAAATTATTATAGCCACAAAATATAACATTAGCTGGAATGTTAATATTTGTAGTATAATAATCTCCCCAAGTAATGTATTTATCTACTTGTTTAAAGAACTTAACTAATTCTCTTAGTTGATTTTTCCTTTCTGATATCTCAAACTTATAGATGTCGTTTGTTTCTGTATTTTTTACCGAACAATGAAAGATATTTTGAAATACCTCAATATCATATACGTAGACTATCTTTCCTCGTATAATCATATTATAAGTATTTAAAGTTAGATCTCATGGTTGGACTCGAACCAACGCAATCACACTACATAGTAGCGGCTCTACCACTGAGCTACATGAGAAACCAATTTAATTTATATGGAAACAGAAATATTTTATACTGCTTTGAGCATTCGCTTAATTTCTTTTCTGTAGAAAGAACGTTTAACAGCTTTTATCACTGTAACGTTGTCTTTACCTTTGCAACCTCCTACATGTTGCTTTCTGTTTTTACTTCTACCTACGTAGAATGCTAAAAATTTCAAAGGATTCTTTTGAGAATTGCTTTGATTTTTGTTTAATCTCTGTAAATAAAACTCTTTAGAGCTGTTTTCTTTTTTCATAATTTTGATAATTAATTTGTTAAACTTATGCTGCTAATAACTTATTACGACTATAATAAGTTATACTGTTATCTCCTTCAATATCCTTTACTGTTACCCCTGTAAATGATGTATCTTTCTTATACTTCTTAGCTAATTTAGCAGCTTTATTCTTTGCTTCATCTCTAGTAGACGCTTCAAAGTTTCCAGTAGCAAAATCATATACTTTCATATCATTATCAGAGCATTTTCTCTGTATAGCATATTGAAAGTTTCTTTTGTTAGGCTTTTCTTTAACAGATAGTTCTGCGGCACTAGGAGCCATCTGTTTACCTTTTTTAGGAGTTAAAGGATTATTACGTACTGATTCATCAAATTTAGCTTGCATAGATTTCTTTGCAAGTTTATCAGCTTTTATTTTCTCTTTGATTTGTTCAGTTGTTAACGTAACTCCCTTAGGTTTAGTAAACATATTGTTCTTAACTATACGCGTAAAATGTTTCTTCTCTTTACGGGTATATCGTATTGTAGGATCATATCCTGCTTTCATAAGAATATTCTTGATTAATTCTTTTTTAGATTGTTTTATAGATTTGTTTTCATTCATAGCATCTTTTGCTACTTTAGTAGTGTATTCAGATTGTTTTTTATTTCCTGCCCACTTTACAAATTCTATTACTTTCCCATTCTCATCATATTTAATGATTCCAGATGGACCCGGTTTCTTGCTTACCGTCATTATTTGATAAGCCTTATAGCTTCTACGAAACTTATTTTTATTACTTCTATGATTCTTTATACCGGTTCTATTATTTTTCTTTGCTAATATCTTTTTCATAATTTTGATAATTAAGTTATTTACTTGAAAATCCTTTTATTATGGTAGGATTTTCTTCTATCGTTTCACAATAAAATATGGTAGTAGTATTAGTACCTACACCTATACTACTTAATTCTCTTTCAGGATGTTTACTAGCCCAGTTTATAAGAATATTAACTCTATTCTCATAAGCTGAACTAGACTCCCAAAATTTCTTTCTTACATAAATTGCTTTTCTAACTTCTTTCATATTTATGCAGCTAAGGATAAAGCAGGAGCTTCAATATTGAGTTCTGCCTTTTCATTAAAATCTGTAATATCTTTATTGATTTTGTTAATTTCTAATTGTAATTTATTTTTTAGACCTGCAATATAAGCTGAAGTAAGTTCCTCAGTTTTATCTAGGTTCTTCTTTCCTTTAGAACGTTTAAGTTTCGGATCAAGAGTCTTAATCTTACTTAAGTGAAACAACTGTTCAGTCTTTTCACATAAAGTAAAGATGTTAAGATAGTTATTATCTTTAGGTAATTCAGTAAACTTCTTATAACCCATATTAATACACTGCATGTACAGTTTTAATAATATACGCTCTTCAGATAGAGTTTCAATCTTCTGAAGTAATGCTTTCAAGTCATAATTACGTTTAGCTTCTTTTGGAATAACATTTTCTTCTTTAATCTTATTCCAATAGAAAGTAATTTCGTTAGAAATTTCCTTAATACGACCGATTTTACCTTTATTCTTATCTCCGAGCAAATATATTGATGTAATTGATTTCATATTGATTAATGTTTTTAAATGTTAAATACTCGACCAAACTACATCTACCAGTAGTAGTCCCTATGGGATTCAAACCCATAACTTACACATTAAAAATGTGTTACTCTATTCAATTGAGTTAAGAGACTGTGTAGTAATAACTGCCCAATTCAGCAGTAATTACTATAAATAGTACCCAGTTCAGTACTATGAAATTATGTTGTTTTAAGATAATATCCAAGTCAATATTTTCTAAATTTTCTTAACTGGCCGAGTACTATAGGAATAACCCGTCCACCAGTCTTAATTCCAACTATTCCATTAAGCCCTTCAAGGTTAATGTCTTCAACATTGGTTATACCATTTTCTCTTGCATATTTTTTGATATTCTCTTGATTAATCCATTTAGAATGTAGTTCCCCATCTGAACAATTCCGCATACAATCAAACAAAATATCAACTATACAATCGAAATCCTTACGTTTCTTTGCCTCATCAATTATACTTTTAGTAATTTCGTCAAAGGCATATTCATTTCGAGTCGAATTTGACCCAGTAATTGCATCTGCTATACTAATAGAAGCATCTATAATACTTACCGATTCATAAGTATTAAATAATCTTTGCCACCATAATGGCCCACTTCCGTAAAATAGAAAGACCCGTCCATCTTCTCTAATACTTACTTTTTTAGGCGTTTCGGTACGTCCTCCATTCCAAATCTGAATTTTAGACAATATGGCTGGCTCAGAACATATTAGAATTCGCAGAAGTTCTACACGTAATGAAGAAAGTCTGCCGTTCATAAGCTTCTACTATTTTTCTTCAGTAATCGTAGCAGTTACGTGAATTTCAGTTTCCTGATTATCTAAACCGCACTGCCGTAAATACTCAACCTGCATACGCTGATTCATATCCATATAACTACGGACAGTTTCAGCTAACTGCATACACTTACGTGTCATCTCTTCATAGAAGTTCAACACACTCTGGTTGGATAACTTAGTTAAGTCATTCAACATAGGAAGTTCTTCAGCTGTAAAGAACATAGGCTTAGAGCCTGGTTTACTCAACCGTTCAATACATTCAATTACATTCTGCCGGGTTGCTTTAGTAAATTCAGGATCAGCAAGCTCAAAAACTAATGATGGATCATTCTTCTTTTCATTCAAGATGATTTTCGGACGTCCATCAACATCCTTCTCAAGTAAACTAACTGACTCAACATCAATAGCCTTGAGAATATAAGCTTTTACTTCCTGACGGAAAGTATTCTTACCTGTAGCTACATCTTCTTTCCACTTAAGGTCAGGAGTCTGTGCTACGATTGTAAATATCTGCTGTCCAAAGAAAGGCCCAAACTTCTGGGCTGTTTGCCGATAGCGAGCTAAAATTTGAGCTGCTAAACCCGGAGTGTTAGCTCCATTAATATTATTTTCCATAAAAATGTTCCTTTTTGAGTCCGTACTTGATATACCAATACGAACATAGTTATACAAAAAATTGATAAAATCTCTCCACCGTTCGATTATTTAATAGCTATTCAAAATTGGAATAGGTGAATTCAATCACATAATCTACTAAGCATAAAATGATAAATTGAAAATTTATGAGAAATACTCTGTGAGTTACTTCTGATAATTTCTGATATTTTTTGTTTTAACGTCCCGTTTCGACGGTTAAGATTCAATTCCTTCGATGCTTAACGCACCCCTCACCGTAAGCGTATAACGCGATTAGATGCGATATAAGCCACTTTATCATCAGTTCCTTAGAACCTACTGAGTATGTCCGGTATTATCGAAATTCGTTAGAATTACGGTTGTTTAATCTAACATTACTAAAATCATAGACTCATTGCTTATAGCATGACCCATCTATACCATTTCCAGGATTTGTTTGTTTATACTGCACGAACATTAGGATTTCCACCTATCATCGTCTCCTTGTTTGCTTATGGAATACTTTCATCATAAGTGTACTATTGCCCTTACAGAGACAGTGTAAGAAACAACACAGGTAACTAACGATTCAGCGTTCTCTCACATACAATGTTGCGCATTGTACTTTACGAGTGTCTTAACAGTCAGCAATGTCGGTTGGCAGTCGGGGTGGTGATCTGTCTACTCACACTACCCTTACGAGCGGTAGTCTCAGCGTTTACAGTTCCATTGGACTTCCCAATTAATTAAAAAGTTAAACAATTAGAGTTCATTTTGTCATAGCTGACTCTACTCAGCGTAAGTAAAATTGATTCATTAAGTATATCATCATATACTATAATTATTACTAAACTGGTTTTAGGATTCTAACCCTAAAGCATCTTTAATAACTCTATTTACTTCCTTAATCCATAACGATGTTTATTATCCAAAATTCTGGTATGAACTAGTATAATAAACCAAAGGCATTTACATATCTTGAAATGCTTAAGCTCTGCCGTTTTTTACAAGGAGTTTTCTCTGCGTCTCCTAATCTTATTTATTACCACGTAATAACACTTGCTAAAGGTGTCCGCTTCTAAGTTCAGGGTTATAGCGCCCTCATACTCGCATTTTAGACTATTATGTTTTAGTCTCGTCATTTCTCATATATTATACTCATCTACACGACAAAACTCATGAGTCACTTTAGACTTGAAAGACGGTATCAATCTCATATACCTCATCCCTTATACGTAAGTTCTTTTACAGCACACTATTTACGATAATGTACAGGATTGGCTCCTGCTCCACGATAATCAGTCAAGCTTTAACGTTTGCATGTTTAATTCTTGGATCATTGCGTTTCCAGCTTTCATATCCTTACTTTGTATAAGTATGTACCATAACACGGTTATCCTTACATTAGTATTAGTAATTTACTCCCTTCATAAGTATAAGTTCCAATATCCACAATTGCATATTGCATCACAGCTGATGTATACTGAACACTAGAGTTAGCCTGTTTTCCTTTCTGGACGCACAGTAGCGCTTTTGTTAACCGATTTTGGAGACCGGTAATGCGTTATCTGCAATCTCTTTTTTTCCACGAGCTGGCTGCTTCTTAAGGTGAAACTAACCTTTGCCTCTCGGCTTTACTTATTCTTTCCAAAGGAATAAGTCAGGAACCGTATTGCTCCTGTTTCGTCATCGTGTTTATATCCCTTTTTGATTCTGCTTTTGATAAACTAATACGGATATAGGGATTTCGTTCCCTTTGTACTGTTTAGTACTCAGTGTGTCTTCTCTTTAGTACTGCGTCTTTAGAAGTCCCCAAACGGTTCTCACTTCCTAATGAGGATTGTACACGCTCATCCCCTCTTATGTAGTTTTCAATTACATAAGCTAACACCCTACCTTTTGAGTAATCTCACAGTTTTAGCTGCTAACATATTCTCGGGTCATGTAACTTTTCGGGCCATGGAGAAATGATTCCAAGCTCCCTGACAGGTGCGACCAGTATTATTGTATACTTTACCGCATGACTTCCTCGGAGTGATTTACGCTACAGTTTTACTCCTCTCGAACTGTGATATAATTAAAGTATTTATTATACGGTTATTATCACTAACTTTTTACCGTAGGGCTGTTATCTTTAGCCTTATTCATTATGGAGAGCCTATATTTATGTTTCTTGTTTTGGTATATTGACGCTTGTTATTTCACCGGTAGTAAGATTAATCGTAGCTACTACTTTCTTACCTAGACATATGTCGACAAACTTATTTTTTACATCACTACTACTGATGTAGTCTATTGGTTCCATTTTTGAAGCGTCAAAACCATCCAAACATTTGCAAGCACTACTTACAGACGAACGTAAGTACTGTTCTACATATAAACAATTAGTTATACTACTGTTAGCTTGGTCTCTAATAAAAGTAGACTGATTACCTTCTACTATAAAGTATTCAGTTTGAGCTTGAATAGAATTCAATTTAGCTCTTGCTTCTCTTGAGTCCTTAATAATACGTGATAAACGTATCATTTGTTGAAGTATAATTTTATTGTTCATATTTATCTACTATTGTTAATGGAGTTGTCGGTGATTCGTCATCAGATACCTTACTTATAGCTTTTACTTTCGGATATCCTGTTGAATTCGTCTTCTCTATTACTTTAGTTTTCCACTTAACTACTGGCTTTGGTTCGCCAGTAGTTTTTACATTCACTTTTGCGTCTGTTGTTCCTTTCACGGATACTTCTAATGTAGATAAGTCTACCTCGACATCTATCTCATCTACAGACTTTTTCTCCTCTTTTATTACTTTAGGGAAGTTAGGTAACTCCACTATAGAGGGTATAACAGGCTGCGCCTGTATAACTTCTGTAGTTGCGAACATTTGCCTACCAATGAATACACTGACAACAAACATTCCAACTACAGTTAACATTCTATTATTCATTTGATATGATATTTATTAGAATGGCTATTCTTCTAGGATATGAATTTTCAAAAGAAACTTTTTAAACCAGTTTAGTTTTTTTTTTCAGTTCCTTCAGATTGTTCTTCCTTCTTTGGGTATTCGTCTTCCTTTGGAGCTATTAAATCTCCTTGACAATACTCTGCAAGACGATCAGCCGGGTCTCGATACAAATTAATAATCTGACCTACAACCATACGCATCTTATCAAGCGTAGGAGTTTCCTTCTGTTTGTCAAAGTAATTGGTACGAATACTCCCTAGAACTTTACGGGCAACTTCACGTGCAGCTTCAAGTTCAGTCTTCTTACTGTCTTCTACACCATCAGTAGTAATAGTATAGTCAGCAAATAACTTATCAATGTAGTCATTGCCTAGTAAGCCAGTAATAGCATTAATTGCTTTATCTTCTTCCGGCTTTGCTTCAGGATCATCCTTTAGTTTATAGCGGAAGTTTTCTCCAATTAAAGCACGTAATGCTTCTGCTACTTGTTCTTCACTCCAACCGGCTTTAGACATGTGCGTATGCATGATAGAGTGAGCCATACACGGTGAACCTGTCTGTGAAGTATATAAGTATACAGCGCGACCTAAACCACGCAAGATAGCTGTAGGCTGGATAATAGAGAATATCTCATTGATCCAATCTGTAACTGTCTTCTCGTCTAATGCAAGCTTCTTATCTGCATCAGTTTCTTTCAGGCCACGATATACACGATACCATTCTACAGTGTTAACTATATTTTCTGCCACATTTTTCTCTTTAGAGATGAGGTAATTAAGGGCAGTTTTCAATTCCTCATCATTAGCAATCTTGTTAGGATCAAGCTCTGGAATTTCTACTTTTGGCTTGCTGTTTGCAAGTTCTGTAGGTACTTCACTTTCTGAGAAGTTAATAGACATTTGTCCATCGTTCCCAGGCAGAGCTTTAGCAGGAGCTAGTTTAATACCTAGCATTTCTGCCATACTTTGCAGCGGTAATACTTGGTCTGCAGCTATCTGTAACTGCAATTCGCCACGTTCACCACGGTCGAACAAGTCTTGACGTACATCGACAAGAGCTAACAAAGTAACTACATCAATGCTACGATTGATGTCTGCATATAACTCAGGATATTGCTTCTTGAGTTCTTCATTGTTAGCGTAACGCTGTTGCATTACAAATGCTAACATAGCCTTACCATCAACAGATGATTCTCTTGAACCAATAGGTATACCGGCCGTAGGAATTCCTGTGATAAGGTTTGCAGCACGTTCTACAGCTTTCTTTTCAGGGCTGTTCTTACCTGTTGCATCTTCAGGAATAATTGTAGGAATTTTCTCTTCCTTCTTCTTAGGCTTATCCGGACTTTTAGGGGCATCCTTCTTCGCCTGAACCTTAGTTTCCTTAGCTGTAGTAGGAGCTTTCTTTGCATCCTCTACTTTAGCATCTTTCGGCTTGTTATCTACCTGAGGATTAGTTTCCTCTTTCTTGTTCTCAGTGTTGTTTACTTTAGTTTCAGCTTTTGCTGCTGCTTTTGCTGCTTTCAAGGCTGCCTTTCTTTCAGCCTTACTCATTTCTTTTGCCATTTTTGATAATGTTTTAAAGTGTTAAAATAAAAGTTATTATTAAGTACAATTAAAAAGATAGATTAGTTTAAGAGTTAACTATCATCCTCTATTTCTGGTGAGTCACGTCCATTAGTAAAAGTATTATTTTTAGTTAGTGCATCGAATAATTCTTCATCTTTAACAATGTAACCTGCAACCCCAGTAAGGCGAATGGTAGTACCTTCTGTCACTGTAGCTACTAAGCTTTGCATGCATGTTAAAGCATCATCATTACTCATGGTGCTAACTAAACTAGTAATGGAAGTAGTCTTATCATTATCTGACTTAACTACTTCCTTACTCAAAATACCTACTAATAGACCAGCCATAATGGCGAAAACAAGTTTCCACCACATTCCTGTACTACGAAATAATCGCGCAAGGATAAATGCTACAGTTAGTAGACCAATAATTGCTGGTGTCATAATTAGTAAATGTTTTTAGTTTAACAATTGTTTTAATTTCTCTCTCGCTTTGTTAAGGCGAGATTTCACTTGAGACTCAGAGAGTTCAAGATGCTCAGCAATCTCTTTGTAAGAGAGATTCTGAACTGTGCGTAGTTCAAGTATATACTTATACTTATAGCGAAGTCTGCTTAATGCATCTGATAATTTACTATCTGTCTCATGATAGATGTAAACATCTTCTGGTGAGCTGTCGGCCGAACTGCTTACCTGTAGACAGTTATTATCATTATCTAACTCATAATCATACTTCTCTTTTTTGGTACGTCGTATATAATCAATACTACTATTTATAGCGATAGTTTTTAGCCACATCTCAAATGAAATATGATTAACATAACTAGCTATCTTAAAGAAAGCTTTAGTAAACGTTACAGATACTAAGTCATCTGTTACATCCTTATTGTGTACAATATTATATATAGTATTGTATATAATTCTGTGATAACGATTATAAAGCTGTGTGAAGGCATATTGTTTACCTTCTTTAGCCTGCTTGATCAGATCTAAAAGCTGCTGTCTTTCTTCATCTGTCATAATTACGGGCTTTAGTGTGTATAGAGTCAACTAAGACTCTATAGACTTAAAATGGCAATTCTAGTACATTCCTACAATAGTATTCATACCAATCTTTGTAGAATTTATTATAAGTATCCCATATACATTCCATGAATTCTATTTTCATAGGTCTAGTAAGTACACTAGCAGGAGTATTGTTGATTAATCCACATAATATTCTTATGCGTACTTTTAAGGTTAAATCTTTATCTACTCCTATCTTTTGTATTATCATATTATCAAACCAAAATATTAAATATTTTACAGTTTTAATCCTATATGATTCATGAAATTCTATTTCGTTTAATTCCCTTTTTTGTATTCTTAAAAAGGTATACCACTCAGGACGCCAGTTAAATGAACTATACTTAACTCCCCAAGTGGTATATATATGGTTTGTTAAACTATAAATTAACATATTGCTGCTTTACTCTTTTAGCTATTTTCATTAGTACTACATTAATTTGTGCTAATGACCAGCCTGTAGTTTCTAATATATAAGCTTTAGTTGCAGCTACACCTCGTCCATATATTCCAATGTCTTCGAGGTATTTATTAGTAAATGTCTTTAACTGTTCGTCAGTTATATTAGGCATTTTCGTACCATGAATCGATTGTCGATAAGATGGTAATGAACATATTTCTGAGTATTCATACTCTAGAAAAACAAATTTGTCAGGATTTGCTAATACGCTCTGAATTTCAATAGATTCTTCAGGTAGTATTGTGAATTCCCCTTTCTGTACTAAGTCATTAACTAATAGTGCAGAAGTAATTCTCATACAAGGAACTTCTCCAATTATATTGGCAAGAAGCTCAAAGTTTTCACCTACAATTCTGTAGATACCAGGATGATTGAGTCTCATGGTTGATTAATTTCTTTTTTAAAGTTATTTACTATTCCAGATACTTCTGATAAAGTTAACTCTGGATATTTTTGCATCACTTTATTAACTGCATCAATATCAGATTTAGCTGATCTGAGTAAGTTAATGAACTCTGTTCTTTCATGTTTAGAGTCAAACCAAGCAAAATATCTTACACGCATTGATATTCGTATTCTTTTATTTTACTACTTAATTCATTCCATTTAGTAATATCTATATCAGTAGCATCTACTAAATGTATTATATCACATTTAGTATTGAATACTCTTCTAATATAAGATATTCCTTCTTTGTGGTGATACTTATTCTTATAAGCACGAGGTACTACATTATGAAGACGAGTTATTAATTCAGTCTTCATTCTCATCTCTGTTGCAGCTTTCTCCCATGATTCTGGAAGATTCTGTCTAATAAAATTCATTAATCCCATTTCAAATTAATTTATTGATTAAACTTAATTTTTTATTTGTAGTAAGGGGAGGACTCGAACCTCCGATACCAGCTTTTGATATTATCTCACCGCTCTACCATCTGAGTACTATCCTTACTCCAGCTTTCTACGACATTAGCTTAGCCGTTGGACTCTGTTATCACGCTGCGATACCAGTATAGTCCGTTACATAACTTGTATTGCCAGTTATCTGCTTATTGACCTATTCTACTTCACATTGTCGCTGTCAAATTCATTCAGCCCCATATGCGTTTCCTATCATTTTACTTCGAGGGAAACGCTAGCAATAGAAGTCACCTTAGACGTCATAGTGAGTGGAGCTGGAGGGGATCAAACCCTCGTCCATACGACTGATTCATAGACCTAACAGTCAATGTGGGTATACAACCGACCAAAGTTGTATACCCTATGGTCTTGAGAATGGTTAGTTCTCTTATACTGATCTTGATAATACACGAATAATAGTTAAAGTATAGATACTTTAAACGATTCAAAGATTCATATTATTCAGTCTAAACTTGATGTCACGACTAAGGCTTTTCTCTATTTCTAGAGGACAATCTTATTGTCGCGATCTCAGACTTATGATCAGTAGTTCACGGTAGTTCCCCATAACTGATTTAAAAATTCTGTATGAGACCTGTTAATTCAGGTCCTTGTATGCCTCAGGCCCTAGTTAGTTCAAAAGAACTGATTCCGACTCACATACTAAGCTATTGATTCAAAGATTCTAAGCTTGGAACCTCTTTTATTTTTGTTTGTTTTGAGTTAGCGACGATTTACACCGGGTACTAACTCATCGTATGTCCACTGCCAGGAATCCGGGAAGATATCACGCAGTTCTTTTTGAGATTCGTCAATACTCTTACCGATTTCGATAAGGTCTTTATCGTACTGCTTCTTCATCTCGCGAGCTTCTTTATCCCATGCGGACACAGGTTTATTTCCACTCTTGATATCTTCAGCAAGTGCAGACAAATCCTTCAGGTAGGTTTTAATACGTTGGTTTGTACGATTAGAACGGCGAACCTGCAATACCGCAGAGGATACTGTAAATTCACATTTCTGTACAATAGCAACTAACTCATTAGTTAGCTTCTCTTTGCGACGTTCGGCAATCTTCTCAGCTGCCTTGGTAGCAATGTCTTCAGTTACTTTACTAGAGTTAGCGATTACATCTTGGATGTTTTCTCCATTTACTTCCTCTAAGAGGATGTTCATTTTCTTTTCTGCCATTTTGAATACAGTTTAATTGATTTAACAATAAAATTTATTTAACACTATAATATAATCTTGATAAAAGAACAGTCATCAAAATATCTCTTTTTAGCCTCGATTATAGCTACTGCTATAGTGTTTAGCTTCAATTTAATATCTTTATATTTGTTCTTTTTGTGGATTCTTAGTGCTGCTTCTCTACTACATCTGCTAAAGTATGATATAGCTTCTAATCTTTTCTCCTCATATAAAGTAGGAGTAATAATTATATTGGTCATATAATATGACATTTTAATTTGTTTTTTGTTTTACTCATATCTTTTAGTAAATTTAAGTAATAATTAAAAAGAACTGTTCCTGTCTATTTGTACTTCTTATTCAACAGGAGACTCCCTGCCTTCTCCTGACCTACATATAATGTGGTTGACCGTTGTATAGTCCATTGTACTCTTGATTGACAATTTCCATTAGGGTTCTAGTCTTAAACAGTTCTTTAGGTTGACTGAATCCACCATTTTACTAACAATTTAAATTAGTAATATATAGTATTGAGTAGAGGCTCTGGCGGAACCTCTACTTCTTTACTATTCTTTGGTTGCATTCTGAGTTTACACTCATGAGTACATTCACTACAGTTGATATGATTATCAAGTGTAGGACAATTATTATCTATTTCCATGCTTTCTTACGATTATAGGGCTCTATTTTTTTATGTTTTGGCTTCTTTTTAAATTCCTTTGGAGGTTCTTCATTATTCTTCTTTGCCATACTAGTAAAATTTAAATATAGGATTAACATCACGTAATAACTCAGGTAATGCGGATAAACCGTATTCCTTTAGTACCTTACGATGTTCGTAATATGCAGAAGTAGTATTTACTTTAGCAATAATACTTACTGGAACACTAATAACCTCACGATTCTGTTGTACTAAGAACTTACATAGTTCTGAATTCAATAGCTCTCGTGTCTTGAGAGCAGGTGAACCAATAGATGCAACAATCTTCTTACAGAAGTCTTCTATTACTGGTATTTGCGGATTAGATGGTCTATCTACTGCTATATCAGTTGGAGTTAAACATTTAGCTACCATAGCACTCATCACATCTTCATCTGATAAGATACTTACATCTACGTTCTTAGCATCTGTATTATTTGCTATATTTGATGCTAAAGATGTTACTAGTGCATGTTCATCTTTTATTTCTCCTTTAAATGTAATAATAATTGCTTTCATATTTTACTTTTGATAAGTTATTTACTAGGAATACTAATAGATACTTCTATTTCATACTCCTCTAATTCTTCAAATAGTTTATCAGTATTTGATTTACTGATAATTTCAATAGGTGGATTAACCTCTACTCTTTTACCCGGTACTGTTCTACATAGCTTTTTAGCTCGTTCTAACGATATGCCAAGTACTTTAGTAGTAGCTAATAGATTTGCAAGATAGTGGTCGTTACTGAACTTTATTTCAGTTAATTTACGACCTTCTTTTACTTTATTGACTACCATTCTTCTTCCTCTGAAATTAAGTTCTCAAATTCAGTAAAGAAATTATCTGGATCTTTACAGATAATTTTTGTATTATCTGTTTCTATTACTACAACTTCTCCAAGTTTACTATGATTAGTGCATACTATATTATCAATAGCATCAATGTGAATAATACAAGGTTTTGTCTCTTCAGTATCTGTAAAGCATTGCTCTACAAATAAAAATTTTCCAATCTTTTTCATGTTTCTAAAAATTTAAATTGTTAATAATGACGCCTGGACACTCAGGATTTAATTAAGTTAGTGCCAACATAGTTTATAGCATTTGTTATAAGACAAAGATAAACGACCACAATCGTTACTTACTATGACTCTCACTATAGTTTTAACTCATAAGCAGAAATAGCTGTCAAACTAAATCTTATTGGAGTACATGATTTTAACGTCCGCACGATCATATATACCATCTATTCTATCAATCCCGTTTTTTACAGTTGCGCAATTAACCTGTATAAATGAGGATAAACGATAACCTGCTGTATATACTTACGCCCCACATGTTTGTCATTTTCTGAGGACGTATACTCTATCTTCACAGACTGAGTATACTAGACTCTAATATTCATTTAAAACAGGAGGTTTGGTTTTAATTTTGAATAGAGTCATTTACAACCGTTGATATAACATGAGTTTGTATAGAGTCATCAAGATATTTTTGAGCTCTTGCTCCAGATAGTACTGTGTTATACGTTGATGTGTTTGATTCATATATGTAAATCATGTCTTTTATAGACAACGATGTACCATGTTGCATCAAAATATCAATTAATACTACCTTTGGCATAGCTAAAAAAACACTATCAACCCTTCTATCTTCCCTCATTTGTTCTCTCATGTTGAGAATATCCTGTATTGTTGTTACAGGTTCCTCAATGATAACTTGAGGATCTTCTTGTACTTCTTCTTGGTTTACACCATTTAAGAAATTAGCAATGTTTTCACGCTCTGCGTAAATTATTGCTCCCATCATGCCTATTAAGGCAAGAGTTATTAATACTACCCAAACTATTATTCTTGGCGGTTTAGGTCTCGCCATCATTTCATTTTCCATTTTGATAATGTTTTAAAATTAGTAATTAATCTCCCCAAAACCAATCTTGGAGTAGTTCTCCAAAGTTTTCCATTATGTAATTTCCATCTTCTCTTTCTTTTATCTTCATAGACGTCCCGACAGACGCAAGGGAAAGGTCTAACCCATTGCAAGAATTCAAATAGAACAAACCCGCAGTTTTATTATATTCATCTTCTCTATACAACCAAGAATAGATGTAATAATAATTGAACTTAGGTATCCAAGGTTTATTATCATTACTAATGAAATTTAGAGCAGCTATAATTGTACTAAGCTGTTCATACAGATTTAAATGCTTATCTTTATAAGTCCTAGGCTTTCTACCTATTACTTTACAAGCATCTTTGTAAGATTTAATTTCTTCTCTTTTCATACTTTTATTGATTAAAGTGTTACTTTATAGTATCTCCAACAAAATATACGTGATGATATAGATAGTATTTTACGTATATAGTACTATTTTGATTTGTAATGGGATTACGTAGTATAAATCTATATTCTTCATCATTAGTAATACTTCTCTCTTTATTAACTAATATATAATTCTTATATTTCATTTGTAAATCTACAAAATTATATACAGTCTTAGATTTCTCATATTCTTTTATAACTAGATTACCAATAATGTATGTTATTATTGCTACTATTAGTATTCTACTAATTCTATTAAGTTCGTAATGTTTAATGATTTTTACCATAAATTGATTTTAATGTTAATTACTAATTGTACCCAGAGCGGGAGTCGAACCCGCACGACCAATGGTCAAAGGTGTTTAAGACCTTAGCGTCTACCTATTTCGCCATCTGGGCATTAAATTAAAGTTTACAACTTGATAATTATTAAGGTTAATAAAAAATGCAGGTATTTATCTCGTTACACCTGCGGGTCCGGCAATCCTGTCTTATATACCGCGTGAGCTGGCGGTTAAAGGTATTAGTTTTCATAGGTACAAACTGGAAGATTCTTTAGACCTACTACTTAACACACTCGCCACATGAAGGCTACCTTAATGAGTGCAATCAGTATATCTATATTCACATATAAATATACTGACAACAGTACGCTTACTGTTATGCTTAATTAATCAATCTGTATAATTAAGAACGAACAATGATTAAATAAACAAATGGCAAATACTGTAAATCTAAGGACGGATAAACTTGGCTACATCACACTGTTGTTAGACTTGTGACCGATAATATTGTTAGGAATGATGTAGTTGTTCCTGATTTTAACGTCTGCACTAATACTTTATTCTCTTACACATCCAAGCATTCAGTAGACCATCCACCGTAGATAGTTCTTCTCTACTACCATGGCGATAAAGAACTCCTCAGAGATAAAGATATAAGCCCCACAGGATTGTCAAGGATTCTCACCTTAAAGATACCTAGCTACAGGTCAGCTAGGATTTTTTGTATTACGCTACCCAGTCTTATAATGACTTGACTTGTTCATATCCCGCAATACTGCAAATACGAACTATCTTTGATTTCATCTGCACTAATATTAGATTATATAATAACATTTGCAACTATTATCATACATTGTCTAAATATAAGCCCCACAAAGTTGACACTGATTCTCACAGTGTAGATGCAGTAATATTTACTGCATTAACTTTTTTAATAAAAAAAACCTAGTATAGATATAGTTACATTATAAGGTTCTAATTTTTTTGTAATTTCATCTATCTCTGTTTGCATAATAGTCTTAGGTAGTATATTAAACTTTCCTATGCAACTATCTACATATTCTTTAGTTTGACTAAGACTAAAGTTGAATTGTTTTTGTAGTATTTTTATTATTTTTATTTTAGCATCAGTGCTAGTTTTTTCAGGTATAAATATACTTATCCTTGCTAAGTTTTCTTTATGCTCTAACTTAGATATATTTGTACAAGGAATAGGTGTTTCGATAAGAATAGATAGTATGTTATTAAACTGTTCCTCCGAACATACTTTAGAAACTGCACTTAATAGACTGTTTGTAGATAATATCTCATCTTCAATAAGATTATCTATTACATACTGCTGAATACAAGTTATTTTCTTCATAATTTGATATTATTTATTAATTACTTTTTTAGTATTTTAAATCTATCAAGATATTTTGTTAATAAAGCTAGTAGAGTAATTGGTCCTGTAAGAGCAATTATTAAGAATGTTAATATATCGCCTAATGTTAACTCTCCGTATGTTCTATATATATCTTTAAGAAAAAGTATAGAGCCAAGTATACCTAGCATTAGATGAACAGTGATTATTATTATTACTTTTGTTTCCATATAATTGATTTATTTGTTAGTTAATGCAATAAAAATAATAGAGTAAGCGCATTAATATAGTAATCAGTTACGATGTGTGACTATAAGCTATGCTAAGAGCTGTCTGATATAAGACCTCATTTTCTCTTACTCTATTCAAGGCTATACTACACTTAGCCTAAAGTGCCTTTTGAAAGGGTTTCTATCTATGTTCTTCTAATCTTACCTATATCTATAGAACTGATTCAGATATAAGAGTGACACTTATTGTTCAGTTAGTGTCAGACTGTTAAGCACCCCATTAAGCCTATCGAGGTATAGCTAATCTTCGCTCTGCTTACTTCGAGCTTGGTTACTGTCTCTAAAAGATGTGCACCAGTTGGAACCTACAACTGCATCTACCACGTGGATTCATAATCGGTCTTTACTTGTGCATAGTAAATAGGATTATGTTTTTCTTGACTCTGCATTCTGTCGGGCTTGTCACCGGCACTCGGCTGCATTAAGAAAAGAAGTATAATAATATAGTCCTTAGCGCTACCTAAGTCTTTATAAGGACATACCTAACTTATATTATTATACTTTAACGTGGTTAAATTATGTTTCACAACATATGAGGATAATTTGCATTTCATAGAATAATTACTTTGCGAATAAATCTGTATATCTTAGTTAAATAACCATACAGATAGATATAATACTATCATTGTGATTATTACTGATAACATACCTAATTCTGTGTCTCTATCCATATGATTATTTATTTAGTTAATGATTAAATTGCATTTTACACCTAAAACTTAGAATCTTGCATGCAACTGCAATCTATTACATCTGTCTGACAAGGACAGATAACTAAGAAACTGGTGCCCTCAATGTCTTGGGATTGTTACACAACTCCGTAGCTTACGCTACTCCGAAGTTATTGAGTTTTTTAAATTGCCTGTCTTTCCAGGCTGTCAACACGTAGACACTCCTAGTGATTAACCAAGTTTAGTTTATACTCCTATGTCATAGAGTTTATAGAACAGGCGCATTATTTTTGCTATGCTATTCTCTTGTTTTAATAATCGCTATATATTAAAAATCGTTAGCTTTCGCTAGTTTTCAAAGAAGTACATGAAAGAAGGTGCTTATTCTGCACCTTCCTCAAGTAATTTAACAAACTCGTCTCTGTCGACAAAGTCGACAAAGAGCATGTTCTTCTTTGCTAATCTGCGAGTTTCCTCGCTATTAGCTATTTCTACAGCTTGGTCGTAGAGATTCTGCATATTCCGCAAAGCAGCGGATTGTGCTTCAGTCTCGCTAAATGCGAGGCCACTAACGGACCTTAAGGTTCTAATCTCCCCATTGCGGTTTGGCCGCTTAATGGGTATTATTGGCATAGTCCAAGGGACTAATTCAATAGTACTACCGACCTCGTGTTCGGTTACAAATTCTTCATCTCTGATGAAGAGTCTGTTAAACTCAAGTACTCCACTTGAGTTCTTTACACTGATCATCCAATATGATCCATCCTCTGATTGCTCAACAGCAGCAATCGTATAATTGGCTCTTCTGCCAATTTCAATTTCGTTGTATCTAGCCATAGTACACGATTTTTAAATTAAACAACAAGCACGGGGCTTGTCCCCGCGCGAAGTAGGCCGGGGGATCTTGATGTGACACATCTTCACACGCACCACCTCTCTCAAAAAATTTTTATAAAATATTTTTTTAAATTATGTTAAATATCTGTAATTATTCTTAATATTTGCGTTATTAGTAATATGAATATAGAATACGAAATAATAGGTAATACTATTCCATTTGATAAATCTGCAGAAATGTATAATAGATCTACGTATATAGGTCCTGCAGATGACGGATGGTCTGAAATAGTAAAAGTAGATGATCGGTACTATATGGTGCAACGAGGACTACAAGAATATGAAGGGCATACATATATGTGCCAAGTAAAAATAACAGCTATAGAAATTTTTAAACTAATATGAAATTAATAGAGTCTAGTGTACAGATTATTGAGGAGAAAGATCCTTATAAGATGATAGAATTAGCAGGTAGAACTTGTTATAAGTCTGAAGATAAGATAACAGAGAACAGTGCTAAAGAGTTTGTAGATCGTATGATTAAGCTTGGTCATGGAGCTATGTTAGAGCATGGTACTATTTACTTAAAGATAGATAAAACAGAAGACGGACACCTTCCGCCAGCTAGACTATATTGGTCAGATGGTAATCACAAGAAATATACGAGAGTGCGTAAACATGGAAATTCAATATATGTGACAACTAATCTACGAGTAATAGTAGAGAATGATAGATTAGATGATTTGCAGTATCAAGTAGAACCTACAGAACATCATGAAAAGCGCATTACAGCCAAATTTATATGTGATAGAGGAGTAAGTCATGAGTTTGTTAGACACAGAGTATTCAGCTTTGCACAGGAGTCTCAAAGATATTGTAACTACAGTAAGGATAAATTTGGAAATGAACTTACTTTTATTAAGCCTACATGGTTAGATATACCTACAGGTGATTATACTTACTGGGATGGAGATTGGTGTGATATTGATAATATGAAGATTCAATTGCCTTCAGATAATGGTATAGCGGACAACTTTTTATGGTGCTTGAACAATGCAGGGATGCAATACAGACTACTAATAAATAAAGGATTAAAACCTCAAGAAGCAAGAGCAATACTCCCTAATGCAACTAAGACAGAATTAGTAATGACAGGCTTTGAGAGTGATTGGGAACATTTCTTTGAATTACGTTGTAGTGGTGCAGCTCATCCAGATGCTAAGAAGTTAGCTGATGAGTTAAAATCGTTAATGAATGTTAAAAACATTGAACTTAATAGCGTTAAATAACTATAAATAATGTTAATAAATGTTAAAGAAATAGTAACTAAGACAGTATATTAGACGTTATATGGGGAGTAAGAGGGGTAAAGTAATAACAGTGTCTAGTTAAGTAAAGTGATATAATATTAATTACTCCTACTTTAGATAATCACAAATATAATTACTATGAAACAGAAACAAGTTAGAGAAGTAGCTTACTTAGGTAAGAAAGTATATTTTGGTAATAAACCTTATACTCTAGTAGAGAATGAAGTAAAAGGTATGTGTCAAGGATGTGATTTATACAATTGTTATTGCCCTTCTAGGATTACTTCATTATGTACTCAAGGATTTATACTTAAAAGAGATAAGCAATGAAAGAAGGAAAGAAGAATGATTACCAAGACGGTAAGCTACGTTGGGATTTATTACCTTTAGAAGAGATCGAAGATATAGTAAAGCTGTATACTGCTGGTTCTATTAAGTATGGCGATAACAATTGGCAGAATTTAGACAATGGTTACCAACGTTATAAAGCTGCTATGTTAAGACATCTACTTGAGTATGAGAAAGGTAATAAGATTGATGATGAAACTAAAGTAAACCACTTAGCTGCTGTAGCTTGGAATGCAATAGCTATGCTTTACTTAGATAAACACGGAAAAGGAAAAGACTATGACATTAAATGATTAGGAATTAGCGAAGATAGTAAAGAATAGAATACCAGTAACAATTGACAACAAACAATTTATAATAGAATCTAATCCTATAGGCAACTGTGATGGATGCTATTTTTTAAATAAAAACTGTCCTACTTTAGCTAGACGTTATTGTTGTTCTAATGGCGGAAATATATTAATATTAGAGAAACAAAATAAGAAATAATACGTTATTTAAGTATTAAAATATAGAATATTATGGAAGACAAAGTACTAGAAACAGTAGTAAATGGAATTAAGTATACAATGTTGAAGGATGTGTTAGTTAAGCCTTTGGAACCAGTCATGGTTACTAAAGAGATAACAGAACAGATTCCTACAGGTGAAGTTGATGAAGATGGTTTCAATAAATATGATACACAAACTGAAACTAAGGAAGTAGAATCTGAATATTCAACAGGTGTAGTATTGAAGATTCCCACATGCTTAACAGAATGTGAATATAAAGTAGGAGATACTATTGTTTATAATAAAAAGTTTGCTAAGGACTTTGATTTGTTTAAGGATAGTCAATTAGTCAAACCATATGATATAATTGCTGTATCAAACATGATTTAAAAATTATAACTCATTGTTAGAATGAACCCTGGCGTTAGTCAGGGTTTTTTATTATATAGATAATAAATGTTAATAAATGTTAACAGATTTTAACATTTATTTAATCTATCGTTTATAGATACATAAACATTTAAAATAAATATTATGAGCTACAAAGTAATTAAGGAATTTGGTTCTGCTAAGAAAGGTGATGTATTAGCAGAAGATGAAACAGGTTTAGTGTCATTTAACGTTAGTGAAGATAATTATACTAGAATGATGTCTTTAGATTATGATACTGCGGATTACTTATGTGAAGAAGGTTACCTTTTAAGTGTTGATGATGAAAGTAAGTATAATGTAGATGCTACTTTAGAGCTCATTGATGACTTACTTAAGAAATACGAAAGTAACTTAAAAGAGACTAATGAAAAAGCAAATAAAGGCGAAATACAGCCTTGTGTTAAGTTAGAAGCTGAGACAGTATATTATAACTTAAATAAGGTTTTAAATAAAATTAAGGATACGTTAACAAATGAATAAATTGGTAAAAAGCGTAAGCAAAGCCGATTTAAATACAGAATTCTTAAAGAGCCTTAATGGTATACTTGATCTTACTGATAGGGAGCTAGAGTTACTGGCTACGTTCATAGCAATAGATATTAACACTCCTAAGCTCCCTAACATAAGTAAGAATGTAATATCTACTGAAAATAGGAAGTATATTAGAAAAGTATTAGGTATTACTCCTGACAATCTCAGTAGATACATAACTAAGTTTAAGAATCAAGGTATACTAGTTAAGGGTAAGATTGAAGATGAAGTTGTAGTAAATAAGGCGCTTATACCTGAAATAATCGGCGATAGAGTACAAATTACTATAATATTAAGAGTAAATAAAGATGAGGATTAAAACAACAATAGTAAGACCTGGCACTATATTATGTTGGAAGGAATATAACATATTTACTAAGTTGTGGAATAAGTTAAAGAAGAGAGACTTACCATATAATAAGTTTGAGATTATTCCTACTAGTATAGAGTTACTTACAATAGATAGATATAACTTTGTGGCATATACTCCCATACGTAAGTATAATAAACAGGAAATATACAAACTACAATCTATCTATGATAATTGTATAGAAGATAGAAATTGGGACGATGTTAAGACTATAATTAATATAGTAAGGCCTAATACATTCAGTGATTCTTCTACTTTAGAAGAATGTAAATATTACAAAAAGATAGATTTAAATGAGGAATCAAGTGAGTATATATACTAAATTAAGTAACAAGTATAACATACCATACCCTATCATAGAAGTAATATGTAATAGTCCATTTAGATTTACTAACAGCGTTATATCTGATTTAGATCCAAAGCCTGTCAGGTTCTCTTACTTGGGTAAATTCAAATTAAAGAAAAGATATGAAAAAGAAACCGTACGATGTTTATAGTCCTGAAATATATCCTAGACTATTATTTGTAAGTACTAATATTGAGGATTTGGATAAATATTTTATATTTCTTGATGTATACGGTAATAATGATGGAAGTGAATACAATAAGTTATTACAAGAAATAGATAAATATGATGGAGGAATGGTTACTTGTAAAGTAATACGTAAGAGTGATAATAAATACGGTGTGATAGTGATAGCTGTTACTAGTACAGAAGATATTACTCCAGATATGATTCCTCATGAGGCAGTACATGTTGCAGATTACTTTTGTGAACAATTAGGTTTATATACGCAAGACTTTAAAGACGGCAATGAAGCGTATGCCTATTTAGTAGGATGGGCTGCAGGAAATATAAGTAATACTATCTGTAATGAGTTAAAAAACAAAGAATATGACAATTGAAGAAAGTAAAATGATGTGGAAATTAGAAGTGGAAAACAATAAACCACTCTATAGTTCATTTAGTAAGGAAATGAAACGCCTGTATAACAAAGTAGATGAATTAATTAATGAAGGCGTAATTACTTATGAAGATTTCACTAATGATGTAATTGACAGTATTACTACTACTATAGTAGATAATGGGAAGAATAATGCAGAACCTAGTAGAGCTGATCAGGTAAATGCGATGTGTGATATGCTATTTAAGAAGTATGAAGAATATAAAAAAGTAGAGCATACAGGAGGAGATAGAGAAGTTTTAGTAGATAATATAGAGTTATCAGATGAAACCCAATTACGTGAATCCGAACGTGCCAATGAGACGTGCTAAGGAAATTATAGCGAGATTATAGAAAGAATATTATTTAGGTTATTTAATTGATTGATTATTATGGTTAAGTATATTTGTTCAGTAGATAGAGGTACTATTATTAGTTATGATAAAGAAGCAGAAAATATTAGCTTACTGGATCATTTTTACGTAGATTATATATGGTATGCTCCTGAAGATGGAGAGTGGGTATATACAAAGAAAGATGGTTCTAAATGTAGAAGGAATGTTACTAAAGGCACTATGGTATTAAAAATGTATCCTATAGATAAAGACGATGACAGAGAATATATCTTTGTTGAAAATGATGAAGTGAAGAATCACTATAATAGATTGCTAGAAAAGAGGCAAGAAGAAGCGGAAAAGAAAGCTGCTTCCTGTGATACGGGTTGTGATTGTGAAACTGTAACGTGTGGTTACTAATATGGATAAATTATTGATAGACCAATACGGTAATGCTACTTTATATAAAGTAGATACCAATAGTATTAAAAATGTATCTGACAACTTTGAATGTAGAACTATATATATAGCATAGTAGGATGGTCAAATAATAACAGAAGAGGAAGTAATAGACTATAAACTAGGGGATGTTATACTTATATTAAGTAAGTATGATACTATAAGCAGTAAGTGGACATTAAAACCGATAGTCTGTTCTGATGATTTTGCTAAAGACGATCTTATAAGATGGAGCAAAGAAGATAACAAACAAGTTCTTACAAATGAAACTATTTGATCTTATTGGAGGTAAAGTAAAAATACACCCAGATGCTATAGGTATCCCATGTTTTAGAAGAGTGTGGGATGCAGATAAACCTGATAAGGAGCATGCTACTAAAGTAATAAGTTACATTGTACTTATGAATAAATGGGATAGTCCTTATGTACAAAGTATGGATGAAGACAGTAGGGAACTTAAACTGAAAAAGGAAATATTCGATGATGAGAATTACAAATTGACTACAGAAGAATTGATTTGTGAAGATGAATATAAAACCTTACTTAATACTAGAGCTCTACAAATGTTAAACAATATGCGTCTAAAGTTGGATAGTGTAAGTAAGTACTATAAAGAGTCGTTAGATGATACTTTAGATGAAAAGAAGATTAAGGACTTATTAGCCGGTATGACTTCTGTTGGTGGAGTACTTAAGAGTATTGATTCGCTAGAAACGATGGTTAAAGCTGAGGAATTAGCTATAGGCAAAGTTAAAGGAGACGCTAAAGTAAATCCATATGAGTTGGCGAAATAATACATTAAAATATAACTAAATATTAACAACACGTTATAGTGTATAAATGAAAATATTATGAATAAGAAATTTACGATTACTATAGATTTGACTAAGGATACAGAAGAAGTATTTAGACAGATTGAAGAAGCTTCTGAATATTTGAACAAACCTGTAAAGAAGTCATTATGGCAAAGAATTAAATCTTGGTTCTAAACCATCAGAACCCTTACGTGGAGGGTAAGAATATCCACGTGTTATTGCCCTATGGTGTAATGGTTAGCACAGGAGGCTCTAACCCTCTTAGTCTGCGTTCGAGTCGTAGTGGGGCTACCAATAACGGTAAGTTTGCAGTAGCTGTGGGTAGTATCCGAACTTCTGAAATATGATAAGAATGACCCTCTACTTACCGTTAAAAAAATACTAGTCCTTTGAAACTATAATAGCAGAAGGAAACTTGTTGGATAGGTAGTTATCGTGAACAAGTAGTCTGGGGTAATGTTAGCCCAGGTGAGGAGTACTAAATATACGACGTATATACTACAGTCACTGGAAATCTCCTCTACTAAAATTCAAGATTAACAAAGTAAGAAAAAGGGGTTCGTTGTGAAACGCGCCCCTTTTAAATATTATAAACTGTTTTAAAATATATGAATGAAACGATATTAGCATATAATTTAGGTTATCGTGTAAATAAATCCGGAGAACTATATCTAGGTGGAGTACCTGTAAATTACATAGTAAAATATAGAAAAAAGAAAAACGGGAGGAATTTACTAGTTTTTTACTTAAGTAATGGAAAAACAGTTTATGTGTCTAAATTACAAGCGTATCAAAAATATGGAGATTCTGCTTTAAAAGAAAACTGCTTATATATAGATGGAAATACGAGTAATTGTTCTTATGACAATATAACTATAAAAACTGAATTTGATAAATATTTAACAAAAAATAATAAATATTATTGTAATTCATGCAATACTATAATAGACAGTAAAGATGTATATAATAATACAAATCCGCATAGAATAAGACAATGCAAAAAATGTTCTAGAAATAAGAGATTAAAGAAATATAACTTTGCTACTAGTTTTAAAACTGTAGGATGTTGTATATGTGGCGAGAAAGATGTAGCTTGTTTAGACTTTCATCATTTGGGTAATAAGACAACACAAGTGTCATGGATGCAAAGTAATTCTTATAAAGCTATAAAAGAAGAAATAGATAAATGTGTAGTATTATGTTCTAATTGCCACAGAAAATTACATTATTATAATTTAAGTATTGAAGAGTTAAAAGATGGTAGATTTTAATAAGAAAATTATAAATTCAAACAAATTTCGTTAGGCTGCGTTAAATTTTATTAATACTGGTAGTTATTGTAATTTTCCTGAATCTACTTCAGAATATTTTAAGTTCTGGGATGAGGAAAGTAAAAGATGTGTAGATGGTTATACAGCTGATGATGGAGATTTCATTAGCGGGTATAACTATTTTTATTTAAACTATTGTCCTATATCTCGTATAGTTAATCATATTACTACAGATGAATTAGGTAATACTAAAGTAAAACGTGTTAATGAAGTAACTTTCCCCGACTTCTGGGACTATGACTATTACTATTTTAATGCCGTACAAGAAGCCCAAGAGTAGGGTAAGCATCTGTGTTTACTTAAGTCTAGACGTAAAGGTTTTTCATACAAAGGTGGTTCTATGGCATGCCGTAATTTCTATCTAATACCATACTCTAAAACCTTCATATATGCATCAAATAAATAGTATTTGACAGATGATGGTATTCTTACTAAAGCTTGGGATTATATGGACTTTATAGATAAGAATACTGCATGGGGAAAGAAGCGATCAGTTAATACCTAGATGCGTAGACGTGCTGGATTCTATACTAAGGATGACTATGGTAATATTATAGAATTAGGTTATAAGTCAGAGATTATAGGGGTTACTTTGAAAGATAATCCTGATGTAGTACGTGGTAAGAAAGCTAATCTTATTATGTTTGAGGAAGGTGGTTCTTTCTCTGAATTAGGAGCAGCATGGCAAATCGCTAGACCTTCTGTAGAGGTAGATGGTATAGCCTTTGGTACTATGATAGTATGGGGTACTGGTGGTGATGAAGGCTCTGCATTTGAAACCATGAAGGATATGTTTTACAATCCTGATGGATACAATTGTTTAGGGTTTGATAACATATGGGATGAGTCTGCTACTACTAATAAATGTGGTTTCTTTGTACCTCAATATACTAACTTAGATATACGTGATGAGAATGGTAAACGTATATATATGGACGAGGACGGTAATACGTACCGTAAGAAGTCTTTAGAACACATATTAGCAGAAAGGCAAGTAGTAATAACTAATGCCACTAATAACGCAGCAGTTGACAGATACGTTGCAGAGAGACCTATTACTCCAGCAGAGGCCATGCTAGAGTTTAATGGTAACATATTCCCCAAGAAGGAATTACAAGAGTAGTTATCATTACTCAGAACTAATAAAAAATTATAGAATCATAAGTAGGTAGGTGATCTAGTATGGCAACCTGACGGTAGTCTTAAATGGGTTATTAAGAAGACAGGAGATATAACACATTACCCATTAAGAACTAAAAGGGATGAAGTTACTGGAGCATTAGTAGGAGATGATCCTACTGGTTCTATAGTAATATGGGAGCATCCTAATAAGGATGCTAGTGCTGGTTTGTATATTGCAGGTATAGACTCATACGACTATGATGAATCAAGTACTACATCATTGGGTTCTTGTTTTATATATAAGAGAGTATAGTCTATAGAACAGTATTCAGATATAATAGTAGCAGAGTATACAGGTAGACCTAAGTCAGCAGAAGATTTCTATGAAAATGTACGTAAATTACTTATATACTATAATGCTAGAGCAATGTATGAGAATCAAAATAAAGGCATATTTGTTTACTTTACTAATAAGCATTGTGACTACTTACTTGCTGATCAACCAGATATAATTAACGATATAGTAAGTAATTCTAAAGTAAATAGAAAGAAAGGTTGCCACATGAATAAATAGATTAAGCAATGGGGATGGGGTCTAATAAAGGATTGGCTAAACGATATTAATGCAGATGGCAAGAAGAACTTATACAATATTATGTCGGAACCGCTATTAGAGGAACTTATAGCTGCAAACGATGTAGTTAACGTAGACCGTGTAATGGCGTTGACCCAAGTAATGATATATAGAGAATAGCTATATAATGTTAAAGTAAAAGAGATTAAAAAAGAGAATAGAAATAGGGTACTGTTTGAAGGCCCTATATTTACTCAGGAATGGTTTCGTGACGACGAAGCTATAGATAATATCGAAGCATATATGTTTTAATTATGAATAATATTAATCAAATGCCAATATAGAAACTTCCTATGTCTAAGAAGACAAAAGACTGGCAAGAAAGTTGTATAGACTATGTTATAGGCCGTAGTTTAGGAGGTTCTAGAAATGGTAATAACAGAACTCGCAGAGAGGAGATGCAGACGTACTATGATCTTTATAATAGTATATACAATGAAAAAGATCTAAAGTATGTTACTAATCCTTTTAAACAGCAGGATGGCTTTCCTGCAATGGCTTAGGATTATAATATAATTAAGCCCAAAATAGACTTACTGTTGGGAGAAGAAACTAAAAGACCATTCAACTTCAGAGTAGTACGTACAAGTGATATAGCTGCTAGTGAAATGTAGGATAGAGCTAAATAGCTTTTAATAGATTACATTCAGGCTACTATAATGAGTAAATTAGGTCCTGAAGAACAAGCTAGATACTAGGAAGCTTTACAGAATGGTGAGATAATGACTCCTTAGTAGATACAAAAATACATGAGTAAAGACTATAAAGATATAGCAGAAGTAACTGCATATCACAGTCTTAATTACTTAAAAAATAAGTTAAACATTACTCATGAATTCTTTAAAGGTTGGAAGGATGCTTTAGTTGGTGGGGAAGAGATATACTATGTAGGTATACTGAATGGAGAACCGTGCCTCGAACGTGTTAATCCTATCTACTTTGATTATGATACTGAAACGTCCGACTTGGAATTCATTCATGACGCAGAATGGTGCTGTTATGAAATGAATATGTCTGTTACTGAGCTATACGATAGATTATATGACAAGATGTCTGAGAAATAGCTAAATCAGTTGTTAGATATGATGGATCAAGCTTCTAAAGGAGGTATAAATCCTGAAGTAAGAAAGACGTCTTTAGATTATACTCATATTAAGACTCATACTATTAACGGGTTCAGTAGTAATCCATTTGATAGTACTAATAGTGTGAAAGTATGGCATTGTTGCTGGAAATCGTTTAAGAAAATAGGTTTTGTTACCATAATTGATCCTGAATTAGGCGAGCCTAAAGAATATCAAGTAGATGAGAGCTATAAAGAGACAGGAATGGAACTCAATGTAGAATGGAAATGGATTACTGAAGTATGGGAGGGATATAGAGCTGGTGAGGACTTATATATAGGAATACAACCATTAGAATATCAATATACTTCATCTGATAATCCTAACTCTCAAAGATTGCCTTATACTGGAGTAGTATATAATAATACAAACAGTAGACCTCGTAGTTTAGTAAGTATGATGAAACCATTGCAGTATATGTATATTGTACTATGGTATAGACTTGAGCTTGCTATGGCTAGAGATAAAGGTAAAGTAGTAAATATGGACATTACTTAGATACCAAAATCTATGAATATAGATGTATCTAAATGGATGCATTACTTATCTGCTCTTGGTGTAAACTTTATTAATCCATATGAAGAAGGATGGGATATACCTGGTAGAGAAGGAGGTAAACCTAGTCAGTTTAACTAGATTACAGCTCTTGACCTTACTATGGCTAATACTATAGATTAGTATATTAATCTTATGGATAAGATTGAAAGTATGCTATCTGAGATATCTGGAGTTAGTAAGCAAAGAGAAGGGTCTATTTCATCTAATGAATTAGTAGGTAATGTAGAGCGTTCTGTAGTACAATCAGCTCATATTACTGAACCTTGGTTCTGGACACACAATTAGGTAAAGAGAGAATGCTTAACTATGCTACTTAATACTGCTAGATGGGCTTGGAAAGATAGTAGTAAAACTCATCTACAATATATATTAGATGATGCTACTAGAGCATTCTTAACGCTATCAGATGATATGCTTTATGAGGATTTTGATATCTTTATAGAAGATACTACTAAGAATCAACAGTATATAGAAACACTTAAGCAGTTAATGCAACCTGCTATGCAGAACGGAGCTAGCTTACTTGATATAGCTGAAATCATTACTATGGATAATATTAGTATGATTAAGTCTAGATTAGAGGAAATTGAGCAAAAACGTATGGAGCAACAACAAGCTATGGAACAAGCTCAAGCAGAACGTGAACAGCAAGCTATTCAGATGCAAAATGAGATTAAGGAAGAGGAGCTTATGATTAAAGAAGCAGAAATGGATCTTGAGAAATATAAGATAGATCAAGATAATGCTACTAAGATTACTGTAGCTCAACTTAATGCCTATAGAGGTGCTGAGAATATGGATCAAGACGGTAATGGAATTCCAGATCCAGTAGAGATAGCTCAACAAGCTTTAGCTGAACGTAAGCAAGCATCTGATGAAGCTTCTAAACAATTTGAATTCAATGCTAAGATTAGAGAGCAGAAGATGAAGAAAGAGATAGAAGATAAGAAAAATCAGCTTGAAAGAGAAAGAATGGATCACGAAATGAAGTTGCAAGCAGCTAAAGATAAAGCAGCAATGGAGAGAGAAAGATTAAAAGCTAAGACAGCACTTAAGAATAAGACAAACGCAGAAGCTAAAAAGAGTAAATAATTATGAATTGGTTTAAAGAAACATGGTGGATAGTTAAACAACTATTTACTAAAGTAAAAGCAGATAAAGTAGAATATAAACACATGGATCACTATCCATTTAGTGGTTATTCTGCAATGAGCTGGTGTGGTTACTTGTTAAGTAGAAAACCTGAATCTCAGATTAAGCCTACTACTTGGAATCATGAAAATATTCATCTCTATGAAGCTAAAGATAAAAAGAGATGGATAAGTTATTATTGGTCCTATGTGTGGGAATGGATTAAAGGTAATCCAATTATCTACCCTGCATCTAGTGCTTACTATACCATTCCTTATGAGATGGAAGCTTACGCTAATGACGATAACTTTGACTATCTGAAAACACGTAAGCCTGAAGATCTTGATAAGTACAAGATTAAAGACAGAAAGAAGACTTATAAGGCTAATAAAAAGAATTGGAAACAGTATCTTAAAACAATTAAATAATAGGAGAGATTAATTATGGCATGTGGAGGTAAAAAGTCTGGTAGCTCTAAGAAGGGCAAAGGCGGAAAGAAATGATAGTTATGGAACGAGAACCTACTATTAAAGAAAGAATTGAATTGTTTATATAGAGACTATTAGATAACGGATTCGTAGAGTAGGATGAAGATGAAGTACAATAGTATGTAATGTTCTTTATAGGTACTCCTTTGGATACTAGAATATTTAAAAAAGATATAATTACTATTTGCATATCTGAATCTTCTCAAGAAGCTGAGATTTACATGAATGGGCAACAATTCTTAGGTAAAAGAAATTTTACAGATTTTATATATGGATAAACGAGCATTTAAACAGAGAATGCAGAACCTAAAGTCTTACCGGGAGAATAATCCCGGTAAAGGCTATTGGGATTGGAAAGTAGAAGCATTTGCTGAAGGTGGTCAGACAGGTGATCCTGAGAAGGAAAGATTCTATCAAGCTACAGGTAGAAGTAGTAGTGGTAGACCTTTAGAAGAAGGTTTAAAACCTGTATTTAGTCTAGAAGATGCTGCTAATATGACTCCTATTGGCGATGCTATATCAGCTAGAGATACTTATAATGCTGTAAAGAATAGAGATTGGTTGAGTGCTGGACTAGCCGCTCTTACAGTATTACCTTTTGTTCCTAGTGGTTTAAGAAATGTAAAAGCTGCTGCTAGATACATTCCTACTGTAAATAGAACTGAACAAAGTTTAATAAATTAGGCTCTGGGTAATATTAGTAAGAAAAGAGATTATTTATCAGATATAGCTAATTCTAGAAATAGAGTTCTAGAAGATATTAATACGATACCTTACCGTAATAGAATGGTAGCTTCTGGAAGATTATAGGCTAAACCATTTGCAGAAGAACGATTTAATAAGACCGGAGTAGGAGCAGAACCTAATGAGTTTGATTTATGGGTAAACACAGGAATGTATAGAGATCCTATGCAATTAGCTAATCATGAGATGAATCATTATACTGATTATATAATTAGTAGAAATGCAAATACAACTATTAACAATAATATGTTAAAACAGCTAGAGAATTCATTAAAATAGACAGATGCTACCAGTTATTATAGAAAAGGTACAGAATAGAAAGCTTATATGAATTAGCTAAGAACTATGCTCAAATAGAATGGAGATGTATAGAATTTAGATGAACCAGTATCGTCTACTCTACTTAAGAAGTATCTAGATAAAATGTCTGATAGTGATCCTATAAAGAAGATGTTTAAACAGCATAAGAATATTAATGCGTATACTAAATGGTTTAACACTATTCCGTTGCTTGGTACTACTGCATTAGGAGCTAATGCTTACTTTAATAATAACAAAGATGAGTGATCTAATAGATTATACAGGTATCATGCCGGAATACCCTATACCTTCATATAAGTATGGTGGTATTCACATAAAGAAGAAGAATAGAGGTAAGTTTAATGCCTTAAAGAAAAGAACTGGTAAAACTACAGAAGAACTTACTCATAGTAAAAATCCATTGACACGTAAGAGGGCTATCTTTGCTCAGAATGCGAAAAAATGGAAACATAAAGGAAGAAAGAAAAAATAATAAATCTAATTATATATAATTATGGATAATGTAACATTGAACGGTTTTGAGGTATTTGAAGATCTCATGCCAGGAGCAAGTGTAAAGAATAAACCTATTACTCCTCCTACTAGTGAGGAAGAGGAAGAAACAAAAATTGATCTTGAAGGAGTAGGAGAAGAACTCAGTGAAGAAGAATTAGATAATATTCGTAAGAATACTAAAACTGAAACTGAGGAAAAGGAAGAACCTGAGGAAGAAGATAAAGAAGTAAAATCTAAACCCAAGGCTAAACCTAAGACTACTACAAAAGAAGAAGTAGAAGAACCTGAAGTTGAGGAAGAAGAACCAGAAGAGTCTGCTGATGAAACTACCATAGTAACAGGTTTCTTTGACTCTTTATCTGAAAAATTAGGTTGGGATGACATTGAGGATGATGATAAACCTAAGACTGTGGAAGATTTAATTGATTACTTTAATGATGTAATTGAGGAAAACTCAGTACCACAATACGCTAGTGAAGAAGTTGAGCAACTTGATAAGTTTGTTAAGAATGGTGGTAATTTGAGAGATTATTTCTCAATTGATAATGAAATTGATCTTGATGATATCGATCTCGAAGATGAAAGTAATCAGAAGTTAGTATTGAAAGAATTCCTTAAAGAAAAGGGTTTTAATGCTAAATAGATTGAAAAGAAACTTACTAAATACGAGGAAGCTGGTATTCTTGAAGATGAGTCTCAAGATGCTGCTGAAGCCCTTAAGGACATAAGAGAGAATAAGAAACAACAGCTATTGAAAGACCAAGAAAATGCCGCTAAGCTCGCAGCTCAACGTCAACAGGAGTACTTTGATACCGTTGTCAACGAAATAAAGGGCATGGATAATATCCGCGGTGTTAAAATTCCAGAAAAGGATAAACAAATACTGTTGGAATATATATTCAAACCTACCTCTGATGGTATGACCAAATTTCAAAAAGATTGGTCTAAGAGCGTAAAAAATTTAATTGAGTCTGCCTACTTCACTATGAAAGGAGATACACTTGTAAAAGCTGCTGAAGTAAAAGGTCAAAATGCTGCTATTAACAAGTTCAAAAATAGCCTTAATAGGGCAGGAGTAAGTAGAAAGACTAATAAACAGGATAACACTAGCACCGAGTCTATGTGGAATTCCTTCGCACGAAGATTGCGTGCTAATTAATAATAACTAAAAATTAATTTACTAGTATTTTATGGATAATAATATTCTGAATAATTTGGTACTGTATAAAGGTAAGTGGTTCAGTGATTTGATTGATACCGCTAAGATTTCTGCAGCATCACAATAGAATCCGTATCAGGTTGCTACTGTGTTGTCCTATGTATTCGGTACCAAAGATAATGGTTACAACACTTCTTTGGATATGCTTACTGGTGGTCTTGGTAACGTAATGACCATTGATCAACCGAGCTGGGAGTGGAATGTAATGATTGATGCCGATAGAGCAGTTACAATTAGAGATGCAAAATGGAATGGCGCAGCTATTACAGATGATTCAACTGCAGGTCTTGGCAATACACCTATCATGCTGTGGTTAGAAGATAACTGGTTTGGTCCTACTGCTATATTGGAATTTGATGATAAGGAATTCCAAGTACGTGTAGCAGGTGCTCCGTATCAGGACGGTAACTTGTGGGTATATACTTGTTTTGTAGCTGATGGTCAGCCTACTTCTTATATCCCCGCAGAACTCTTGAAACCGGGTTGTCAAGTATCTCGTCTGGCTTCTGCTGTTGAAGAATACAGTGAAGAAGGTGATATCCTGAACTATAATACTCATTTCAAGATGCGTAATTATCTTACTACAATTCGTATCAACTATGATATTACTGGTTCAGCTTATTCTACAGTAATGGCAATTGCTTTACAGGATCCTAAGACTGGTAAGAAGTCTTACTTGTGGGCTGATTATCAGGAATGGGTAGCTCTGCGTGAATGGTATAAGAGATGTGAGCGTATGCTTGTTTATGCGAAGACTAATGTTAACAAGGATGGTTCTTGCAACCTGAAGGGTACCAACGGTCGTCCAGTATTTATTGGTGCTGGTCTGTTGGAACAGATTGCTCCGTCTAACAGACGTTACTATACTCATCTTACTGCAGAATTGCTAGAAGACTTCCTGTTTGACCTGTCTTACAATGTACTTGGTACTAACGAACGTAAGTTTGTTGCATTGACTGGTGAAATGGGTATCCGTGAATTCGATAGAATTCTGAAGGAAAAGGTAGTTAACATGAACCTTATTGATACTGTATTTGTAACTGGTTCTGGTGATAGTCTTACTTTCGGTGGTCAGTTCAAGACTTATAAGATGACTAATGGTATCGAGTTGACTCTGAAGTATTTCCCGCTGTACGACGATATTACTTACAATCGTAAGTTGCATCCGGTTACTCTGAAACCGCTGGAATCATATCGTATGACATTCCTGGATCTGGGTAGACGTGATGGTGAAGCTAACATCGTTAAGGTAGTTCGTAAGGATCGTGAATTCGTAACTTGGAGTACTGGTGGTGCAGTTCTTCCGTCTGGTTATGGTAAGTCTATTAATACTCTGAGATCTAATGGTAAGGATGGTTATACTGTATTCTTCCTTGGGGAAATGGGTATTATGCTTAGAGACCCCAGAGCATGCGGAGAATTAATCATGGAGGCAGAATAAACGCCGCGATTGAGGAACCTTAACTAAAATATTCCGTTATAGTAGTATGTTAAATAATAAAAACATACTACTATGATCGGAAATATTTATAAAATTACAGATATAATAAACAATAAGGTTTATATAGGTCAAACTAAAAGAGATATAATGAGAAGATATTCAGATCATATATCTCATGCATTTACATCGAAACGTCCTAACGATTTATCTTGCTCACTCTATATAGCAATGAGAAAGTACGGAATTCAAAATTTCGTACCAGAATTAATAGAAACTATAGAAGGAAGTCCTAAAGAAATAGATAAAAAGGAGAAAGAATGGATTTCCTACTATGATTCTACTAATCCAGAAAAAGGTTATAATAAGGACAAGGGAGGGCACGAAATATCGGAAGCATGTAGGAAAGCTGCCGAAAAGCATATGTTTAAGGCAGGAGATAAGCTAACTGGTAAAATGTTAGAAGTAGCTAGAGAAAACGGAATGAAAGCAGCAAAATCAGTATGCCAAATTGATAAATATACTGGAGAAATAATTGCTGAATTTCCTTCTATTATAGAAGCTAGTAGATCTACAGGATGTGATAGAAGAGCTATACAACGGCAATTAAAAGGAGAATACGGTAAGCTAACTCCTAGATCGTTTTCAAACCTTAAGTATATCTGGAAATATAAAGAACAACTAACTGAACAATCTAATTAATAATTATGGAAGTAATCGTTAGAATAATTAAAACTAATCCCTGGACTGGGATTACTAAATGGCCTACATGTTTTGACTATGTAAGCTCTTACTGGACCAGATCTGGTAATTTATATACTGGTTTATCTGCAGAAGATGCAGCTAGATTAGAAAAAGAAATTGGTTATCCTGAGGGATAGTTATCTCCCAATAGTGCGTTCTGGGATACTTTTGCTATTAAGATTGGCAAAAAGGATTTGATATTGGATACTAATAGACCTGAGGATGAATTAAAATACCTATTCCTTAAGAAGCATAAGAGAGTTGCTAATGGTCTTAACGATATTAAACCTAGCACTGATTATGTTATGATTAATAAGGATAGTGAAGCAGAAGAACAGAATAAGTTCAATAAAGTTAAGCGTGAAGCATATAGAGAGATGGATAAGATGTCTACTGAAGAAATGCGTAAGTGTTTACGTCTCTATGGTATGAAATCAGATTCTATGTCTAATGAGGTTGCTGAAGCTAAACTGTCAGAATTTATTGAAGCTGATCCTTCTAAGTTCTTGATGAAATGGGTAAATAATCCTAATAAAGAAATTAACTTCGTAATTGAAGAAGCTATTGCTAAAAACATTATTAGAAAGAATCGTGCTCAATATTACTTTGGTACTGATTTAATTGGTAATGGTCTTGAAGATGTAATTGCTTATCTTAAGGATAAGAAGAATCAAGAAATAAAATTGGCAATAATGTAGGAAATAAAATCTAAGTAATGACTAATAAAGATTCTCATATAATTTTCAAGGTAGTTCTGGATAAGAATGCAGAAGGTATTGCTTATGGCGGATGCCCCGCATTTTTAGACGAGGAAGTAGACTTATTTCTTAATCAAGCACAGCTAGAAATCTTAAGTAATAAGATTACTGGCAATAATGCTTTAAGAATAGGTTTAGAAGGTTCTGTGTCTAACTTATCTGAGATAGAAAAGTTAATAGCTACAGATGTTAATCTTCATGCTGTACATACAGGCTACAATGAGTATGCATTAGAAGATGTTCATGATGAAGATAATAGAATGACTATACTTAGTGTATTACTTAAGTATGGACAATTCTAGACTAACTGCGTACTTACTAGTCATGAATTAGTAAAGCCTTTTAAGTAGACTTATAATAATATACCTTGGGTAGAGAATCCAGTAGCTACTTTAGAAAATGATAAACTCTTAGTATACGTAGATCCTGTTTTAATGCAGGATCCTATGTATGCTCCAAGAGTAGAAGATAATACAGAGTTCTATAGAGTAGATATTACTTATGTTAAGAAACCAACTAAGTTTGACTACACTAAACCTGAACAAGAATTAGATTTTCCTGAAGATGTCATGTATGAGATTATTAATAGAGCTGTAGTAATTGCTTTAGAGAATATAGAATCTCAAAGACAATCTTCTAAATTTTAGTTAAACCAAGTATCTGAATAATTATGCGCGAAAGAGATTTTCAAATAAATGTAGAAAGGCAACTGAATAACATTATAACAAACTATAATGATACTATTAAGTTTCCTTCAGATACTTTGTTTCATTTCATAAACAAAGCTAAAGACGAATATGTTAAACAGAACTTTAGAGTATTCTAGAGAAATCAAGAGATTACTGATAACATACGTACTTTAGTAAATACTAAGAGCTATACTACTTATAGCTTTAGTAAATTAGGTAATAAATGGGAAGCTGATTATCCTGAAGATTATATGTTTGCACTTGGTGAAAATGTATACATAAGTATAAAGGATAATAAATGCAATAACTTAATTACTCGTGAATCTGATGTAATAGAGGCTACAATAGAGACAGTAAGCTCTAGACTAAGTAATAGTCTATCAGATCACAGATTGCGTTATAATCAAGCAAAGCCTATTAGAGTATATACTGACAATAAAATTGTATTATATACTGATGGTAATTATGATATAAGTTCTTATGAGCTTACCTACTTAAGAAAAGCAAAAGATCTGGGTAACGTAAGCGATCTTACTAAAGAATACACAGATCTTCCAGAAAATACACATTAGGATATAGTTGATCTAGCAGTTCAAATGATAGTACAAACTATACCTAATACAAGTTCTAAGAAATCTTAGGACGAATAATTAAGGCGCTTACCAACGTGGAAATCTGAAATAATGAAAGTAGAAAGTAAGCGAATAGACTAAGCGCTAATGTCTAATTTAAAAACAAACATTTAATATGATAACTTCAGTACACTCAGTTCTGATTGGAAAACAAGCTCCGGCTTCTTACACTACAGTAGATGCTTTGGCTGTTGGTGATGTTGCTTTGTTCGATGAGAATAAGGCTCTTATTAAGACTGCTGCTGATGCAGTAAATGCTAACTCTCTGTATGTAGGTGTAGCAGGTGAAAAGATGAATGTTACTATGCCTGATGGTACAGTAGCACAGAAAGCTAATATTGATTTCTCTACTGAAATTCAGAAAGCTTCTAAACCGTCTGCAGTAATTGGCGAATATGTAGCTCCTGTTGAAGAAAAGATTGTAATCACTTTAACTAACGCTACTATTATTGCTGGTAATCGTTACGTTTTGCGTATTGTTTATAAGGATATGTATGAAGCTGCTTGGCAGTTTACTCATACTTATGAAGTATATGCTGAAACTACTACCCCTGCAGATTTAGTAAATGCTCTGTTAAAGAAGATCAATGCTCATAAGAACCGTAGAGTACAGGCTTCTGCTTCTGCTGCAGTTCTGACTTTGACTGCTATGCCGAAGGATGATAACGAAGGCGTTTATTCTTTAAATGAATATAGCGTTGTATCTATGGAAGCTTCTCTGTATGAGACTATTCCTGGTGCATTGCTTGCTAATCAGCCTAAGGCAGTTGTAGGTGCTACAATTGTTAAGACTGCTGGTAATCCGGGTAAGGGTTATTGGAAGCAAGTACGTGATGCAGAAGTACGTAACATGGGTTATAAAGGTCACGTATTTACTGGCGCATATCCTATTGTTGAACAGGCTCGTAAAGTAGTAGAAGATGCAGAATATGATTATGCTATCATCGAAAACGATAACCTGTACTTGAGCAATGATAATCAGTATATCAAGACTACTCCGTTGACTACGGAAGTTTATTGTCCTAGTTTAGTTGATTCTATTGTAGATAAAGGTATTCAGTCATTTATTGCTGGTAAGACAATTGCCTAATCCACGTTAGAGAGATTGAATTTGGGATAAGATTCCTTTTACAAACTACAGAAGTGGAGTTGTGGAATATTCCACTCTCCACTTTTTTTATTGTTGATATATGGACAAATTAACAAATATACAAATAGATGGTGATAAACTGACCTTTAAGATAGAGACTGAAGTAGATCTTAGTAACTATGGTAAGGAAGTTTATATAGATGAAGTATGGAATTTAAAGAACATACTTGAAGACAGTCCTATACATAACATTAGCTTTTCTGAGAATATTACAGTAGATTCCGAAAATAATGTAACTGTAACTAATGACGATATTCTGGAATTAGATTGGAATATGAAATACGTTACTTTGAGATGTTTTACGGAATAGGAAGAAATTCATTTTCATGGCATATACTACAATCCTTCAATTGTATATATGGCAGAGATTAGGAAATTACATACTCACTGCTCAACTTGTTTAGATGATCAGACTATGCAGAACATAATGTTAGTAGTCTTTAAGAGATAGTTGCTTGAGTATGCTTTAGCATCCGATTACTATCGTGATGCTTTACAATTATATGTAGATATCTGTAGATTACTTGAGATATCTATCAAACCAAAATGTGCAGCTAGTACTTGCTGTAACAATGCTATTCTTACTCAGAAAGGTGATTGTTTCAATACAGAAAACGATAAGTGTCTTCATTTAGAGAAAGAGCGTAACTCTGCTACTTTATTTAGTGGTATTTGTTACTCTTGTTCTAACAATACTTGCAGTACAGGAAATTGCAGTAATGGTTATTGTAAATTATAAAATAAATAGATATGATACAAAAATGTGATGGTGTAAAGATATTGGACTTAGAAGAGAAGCTTGAAGCTACAGGTAGTGAATACATTGTTACTGCAGAAAAAGGCAATAACTATAAATTACCGCTTGAATCTGTAGCTGATATAGTTATAGGTAGTTCTAAGTTTAAAGCTGCAATTAAGGATGTATATGAATCAAGTACACCTACTGCATCTGTATCTTTAGATAAAGATCAATTTCTATTCTCATTTGGTATACCTGCTGGTAGAACTGGTGATGCTGGTAAAGATGGTAAAGATGGTAAAGATGGATAGGATGGCAAAGATGGTATTGATGGTGTACCAGGTATAGATGGAGATACTACTAGAGTAGTAATAGCATATAAGTCTACTAAGAGTATAGAAAGACCTGATACTCCTGTAGGAGGTAGTTGGGATTATGATACTAATACTATTACATATCCTGAAGGATGGTCTGGTAGTGATAGTAACCCTAATGGTTATGTATGGATGTCTAGTGCTACATTCTCTAGTAAAGGTACAATTGTAGTTCCCTGGAGTACACCAGTGAGACTTACTGGAGCAGATGGTCATGATGGAGCTGATGGTAGTAATATTGAATTCGTGTATAAGCTTACTATAACTAGTTTAGTTACACCTACTAAACCTACAGGTAACAGTTAGACTGAAGCTATTAGACAAGGGTGGACTGATCATCCTACAGGTATTAGCGAACAATATCAATGTGAATGGGTTTGTTCACACAACTTACAAACTGATGGTAGTTGGAGTGAGTGGAGTAGTCCTACTATTTGGTCTAAATGGGGTGTAAACGATAAAGATGGTGATGGCGTAGAGTATATATATCAGATTACTAAATTACCTGCTTCTCCTAAAGAGATTACAGATAACAACCCAGATCAAGATGAGTATATACCTCAATCAGCTCCTGGTGAACAACCTTGGACAGATAATCCTACTGGAGTAAGTAAAGAATTCCAATACGAATGGGTTAGCCAGAGAAAGTATAAAGGTGATACGCATAAATGGGGCAACTTTAGTTCTCCATCATTATGGGCTAAATATGGAGACAATGGTCAAGATGGTCAACACCTTAGAGTAATGTATACTAAGACATCTGGTAGCGACGTTAAACCTAGAGATCCAGATAGATTGAATATTAATCCTGGTAGTATCTGGAGTGTAGGTATGCCTACTGCTACTGGTAAAGAAGCTATATGGGGTATTCAAGCCCTTGTTACTTTTGATAATAAGTTAGTAATTGATGAATCCTTACCTGAAGAAGAAAGAGGTTGGCAAGGTCCTTACTTAATTACTGGTGTACCTGGTCTAGATGGTAATAATTTTAATTATCAAGTAGAAGCATTTAAGCAAAGTCAGACTCAACCTGAGAAGCCTACTAGTAATGACCCATATAATCCTGGTGATGGTTGGGTACTTACTCCTGATATGTCTACTGGTATATGGTGGAAATGTATAGCATTGGTTCAAGGTGAAACTGGCACGGTAATAGAATGGGGTGCTGTAGTAAAAGTAACTGGACAAGGAGTTATTATTAAAGGTACTTTAGATTCTACAGATGATCTTCCAACTAGTGGTAATGAAATAGGAGACGGTTGGGTTATTGATGGTTTCTTGTGGGTATGGAATGGTAGTGATTGGGTAAATGTAGGTAAGGTTCAAGGCATGGATGGTAACTACTATGAATACAGATTTGCTAGAAACAATAGTTGGAGTTCAGCTCCTTCGTTAGACCAAGATACTCGTTATCCTTCTGGTTGGAGTTCTTCAGCTCCTGCTTTAAGTGATGGTAAAGTCTTATGGGCTACTTTTGCTTATATCAATGGTAGTGATAATACTATGATAGAAGACTGGTGCGATCCATACTACATGACCGGTATGACTGGTGATAATGGTGGATCTGGTATTCCTGGAGTAGGTTATGAAGTTAGATACTGTAAAGGTACTGAAACTACTTATACAGGAGAACAATGGAACGACACTATGAAGCGTAAGAGAGATCCAGAAGGTTGGTCTACAGATGTTCCTGAGTTAGTTAGTGGTGATGAATATAACTACATATGGTTTATTCAATGTAGAATAATAAATGACGAATTAGAGTCTGGTCAATATTGGTCTAAACCTAACCCTATGGGTGGTATAATTACTCCAGATCCAGTAGGTTCACAACCTATAGCATATCCTATGGGTATATATAGTACTACTACCCCTTACATTAACGATGGAGAAACTGCTCCATATGTATATGATACTGGAGGAGATACTGAAGGCAATCACTATTTCTTTTTAAAAGCCGTAATGACATGGATTGGTACGTAGCAGAATAATGAATCGCCAGGAACAGATACCTCTGGAGCATGGGAACCATTAAAAAACTTTGAAGCTATCTATACTGACTTACTTATTGCACCTAACTCATTAGTAGGTGGAGCTGTATTTAATAATAACCTGATGTTCTCACAAAGAGGTAAGAATGCTAGTGGTGGTGATAGTTCTGAATATCATTTGATTAATACTTCAGATCCTATGAACACTTCTAACTCATTTAGACCTAATTTCTTGTTAGACTTTGAGAATGGTGAAGCTTACTTTGGAGCTGGAGGTATACACTTAGCTGCTGATTCTGAGAATAGTTAGTTGTAGTTAACTACGTCTGATACTAAGCTTACGTTAGATGGTAGCGGATTAAGTATGATTAATAATTCAAGCAGTGGCGCATTATCTACTTCTGGTACCTATATAAAGAAAAATAACATATCATAGCTTACAAGTGATTATTAGTTTAAACTAGATTCAACTGGCATGCGTATGGGTTAGGCCCAGTCTCCATTTACTGAGTGGTTTGGTTTAAATTCTAATGGTAGTGGACAGTTAGCAAAAGGTAATATCGCTTGGAATTCCTCTGGGGAAATTAATGAACTTAATGTAGGAGATAGTGCTAATGGTAAAGTAGTATTAGCAGGTAATAGTTTCAGTGGACTGAGAGTGCCTCAAACTACAAATACAGATTTCTATCTAATAGATATATACGGATCTTAGAATACAACTCCCAAATCAGGAACAATATACGTTAGAAGTAGTAATGGTTCATAGATATATATATCTGGAGATGGTAGCATATATGTACAAAAAGTATCAGGAGGTAACACCTATTCCGCTAGTTTAGACCCAACAGTAGGTTTGGTATTCAAAAAAAATAGTGCTACTACTAAAACATACGCAAACGCATAATTACTATGGATAAAGCAAAAGAATATATAAATAGTAAAACAAACTCTATACTTAAAACTAATATACTTAGGAACAATAGAGATGTTGTAGCAACCATAGTATACAATGAATTGACAGATTTATTGGAGTTTAGTAACACATCTAGTGTTACTACTCCTATAGATTCTGAAATACTAAAGAGATACTTACATTAGGTTAAACCACAGTTATATAGTGGTATACCTATGAAACTCAAACCATATTGTATTAAGTGTGGTTGTGGTAATGGATACTTTAGAGGATTGTATGATCCTTATGTATTAGCATTGTTGACAGAGGATGCAGATCCTTGGTTATGGGAAGATAACGGTGTAGTACTGTTAGAATAGTAGAAAGAAAATAATTTGATTGACAATGATAGCAAGAATTAAAGGTTTAAAGATTAGTCAAGCTTCAGAACGTACTGCTGTCACAGGATAGGAAATGATTCCATTCCAAGATGGTGAAAGAAATGGTAAGATCCGAATGATAGAGTTTAAAGATATGACTATGTATATCTTTGATCCTACTATCGTTGATGGTAAAGTAAGTCAAGAAGATTATGACGCATTAAAGCAAGCTATAGAAGAAGGTAAGCTTATCTATACTATTAACTCTAATAGAAACGGATTAGACTTAGCAACTGAAGTAGCTATAGTTAGTGGTACTATATATATTGAATCTCCTGATTTTATTAAAGAAGAAGGCACAGATAATATATCTCAAGTAGTGTTTGATACTATTACTGTAGATGGTTCATTAAACTATAGTAAAGAACAATATACTACTACAGTAATTAAGACTACTGGAGATGGTACTAAAGTACTTACAGATAATGGTCAGTATGTATATATAGGTAATTTAGCGTTAACTAACATTAAGTTTAAAGACGGTACTAATACATCTACTTATGATTTAGTAACCAATGGCATTACCTTTAGACAGAATAGTACTCCATGTGTATCATGGAACACTATTAAGAGTGGTAACAACATCTATATGGATATACGTATAGCTAATGCTACTGCATCCATGGATGGTCTAATGAGTAAGGAAGACTATGTAGAACTTAATACTACTATACCTGGGCAGATTGAAGATCTAAAGGAAGCTGACTCCAATATAAATAATAGAATAGACGATCTTGATGATAAGATTGATAAGGAGATTGCCGATAGAGAAGCAGAGATAGACCGTATAGAGAATAAGTTTGATGGAGTTACCGATAAACTAGAGGACGCTCTACAGAAAGAGATTGAAGATAGAAAAGCAGGCGATACTACTATTACTAATAGTTTAAATGCGTTCATTAGTACTAAAGGTCAACCAGGTGGTTTAGCTGAATTAGACTCAACTGGCAAGGTTCCTGCAGCTCAATTACCGTCTTATGTAGATGATGTATTAGAGTTCTCTACTAAAGATCAATTTCCTCAAACTGGTGAAACTGGTAAAATATATGTAGCTAAGGATACTAACTTAACATACAGATGGACTGGTACTCAATACTTAGAAATTAGTTAGAGTTTAGCATTAGGTGAAACTCCTAGTACTGCTTATCCCGGAGATAAAGGTAAAGCTAATAGAGATGCTTTAAATAGTATGCCTACTAAACTTACTTCATATCTTACTCCTACTACTAGTACTGGTGAGTTAGTTAAGATTAACTATAAGTATGCAGCTAAAGATGGTTTAAATTATGGTCCATTACAGGACGATAATATAGATATACCGTCAGCTACAACTACTAATGCAGGTGCTATGTCTGCAATAGATAAAGGTAGATTAGATGATTTGTATGATGAATTTGGTAGTATACAGAATCCTGGCGATAAACTTGATTCACTACCTAAGAACTTAGTTACTGGTGTAGATGCAACATCTAGAAATGCAACTAGCGTAACTATTAACTATAAGCAATCTGATTTATCTGCAGCTAGTAATTCATATGCGAATCCTATTACTAAGTCATAGACTATACCTGCTGCTACACAATCTGCAGCTGGTGTAATGACTGCTAGTGATAAGTAGAACTTAGACGTTAATATACCTAATAGAATTACTAATCTAGATAATAGAGTAACTACTGAAGTAGACAGATTAGAAGAACTTATTGAGAATAGTTCATCTGAGATTACTAATGATTTGAATGTAGAGATACAAGCTAGAAAGGATGGTGATGCTCAGTTACAGACTAATATCAATAATCTGTAGTCTACTATGAATACAGAATTAGCTAAGAAGGTTGGTAAAGTAACTGTAGCTGGTTCTGGTAATGCTGTTACTACTGCATCTATTAGTGGTGATACTCTTACTTTAACCAAAGGAGCTACATATAATAACTATGTACATCCTGCTGGTTCTGCACCTAGTAAAGCATCTGGATTCTATAAGTTCTCTACTGACTCTACTAGTCATATATCTGGTGTTACAGCTGTAACTAAAGCTGATATAACTGCGCTAGGCATACCTGCATAGAATACTAATACTACATATACATTTGCTAATGGTTCTGCTGGTAATTTCACAGTAACTCCATCTGGAGGTAGTGCATAGACTGTAAGCGTTGGTAAGCCAGCTAATGCTGGCAATGCTGACACAGTTGGTGGTATCAGTCCATCTGCTTTTGTAAAGAAAGCTGGGGATACTATGACGGGAGCATTAACAATAAATCAAACTTCATCAGTAACTCCTTTAACTTTACATGGAACTGATGTTTCTAGTTATATACAGTTTATTAATAGTGGAACACAAACTGCAGAAGTAGGATATACTAACTCATTAGGTGCATATCTGTATAATGATAAACTATCAACTCATCCGTGTATATCATTAGGTAGAGTAGATAGTTTAGATGAAGGAGCAACTTTCTATTATGGAGGTACTCATTATAAATTACTTCATAAAGGTAATTATGCTAACGAGTTAGATTAGCGTTATTCACCAAAAATGGTATATAACTATGATAAAGGATGTTTGGTAAAATTAAGAAATGCATCTAGTGTTGATGCAATGATTACTGTAAGAATATTCGGTAATTCCTATTATACTACACCTCCGTTTGATACAGTAATATAGTTCTATAATTATAATACAGGAAACTCAATAATATAGTATTCTGGGGTTAATAACGGAGCTGGATTTGGTGATATAAAAGTATTTATCCATGATGGTAAGGTTCATTTGTGGTTTAAACAAATACGACAATTCCAATCTTTTGTAGTACATGCTTATTATAGCAATAGCAGTGACTATCGTAACATGGTCGAATCTATAAGTAATGCAGCTATGCCCACTTCTGGAGTAGCTAGAATGGTAACTATAACTCCTAAATAGTCCATATATGCTGGAGATGATATTATTAGCGCAGCTGGAGGTATAAATATAGAACACACAAATGAAATAAATTCATATACTAACCATCTATATTTAAACCATAGGTATTCTTCTACTGGTGCTAGTACTAAGAATATACTTATGTGTGCTAACGGTGGATCAGTAATTGTTGGGGTTAATGTTGGATCTATTGCTGGAGATAATAAACTTTACATAGGTGGTAATGTAGCATCTTCTGGTAAAGTATCTGCAGCAGGTGGTTTCTTCAAAGAATCTGATGCTCGTTTAAAATCAGATATTAAACCTTTAGACTACACTCTAGATCAGATATGTTCTATACCTACTGTATCATTTATAATGAATGATTAGAAGCAAATAGGTACTATAGCATAGAACTTAGAGGAATTAGGTTTTGAGGACATAGTAACTGAAAGTGATACTCTTAAGTCTGAAGTAAGTAATCCCGAACAGTTTGAATCATTCACTAAAGATGGTGAAGAGTATGTTAAGGTTAAGAAGGTAGAGTATGAGATGTTAGGTGTATTAGCTATTGAAGGAGTTAAGATGCTTAAAGATGAGATTGAAAAGCTTAAAGCTGAAATAGAAACTTTAAAGAATAAGCAACATGAGTAATGAAATAGCAACATATTCTATGATATTAAGTAAGCTTAGTCTAGGTAAGAGTGGGACAGAATGTCCTACTAAAACCTAGATTTTAGCTATTAATTCATTAATCGTTATTGATAATGCTTCTACTTATGGAGCTAATGAATGTGTAAAGATAGATGATATACGTAAGAAAGTAGAGACTTGGAATTACTACTTAACAGTATCTCCTACTAGTATGTCATTTGGAGCTGGTGGTGGTAGTAAATAGTTTACTTATAGTTCTTACAAAAGAAAGGTATTAGATGGAGTAGAATAGAGTGGTGATATAAGTGTATCATTAAAAACTACTAGCGCATCTGGTACTGGATTCTCTATAAGCGGAACTACAGTAAGTGCTTCTGCTAATTAGACTGCTTCAAATAGAACAGGTAAAATTACTTTAACTCAGAATGAATCTAATAAGACAGCTACTATTAGTCTATCACAGAGTGGAGATACTATTAGCTCATATGGAGAATGGACTATATCTGTATCAGCTAATCCTACTAGTGTATCTAGTGATGGTGGTACTTCACGTATTACAGCTAGTGCTAAGAGAACTGTATATTGGGCTAGTGGAGATGTTACTGAAGAAACAGGTAATCCTACACTGTCTACTAACTTAGGTAGTCTTAGCAGTAGCTCTTCACCTAGTACTTTAACATTAGGAGAGAATACATCTACATCTAGTAGAACCGCAACTATTAAAGCAACTCATGGTGGTAAGTCAGCTACTTGTACAGTTACTCAAGCAGGTGCTGAACCTACTATTGAGTATGTATTTACAATTAGTCCATGGCAAGTTAATGTTGGAGCTAGTGGTGGTACAGGAGATATAGGCTTTACTTCATATAAGTTGGTAAATGGTAATCAGATCAGTTTAGGATACAGTATAGATAGTAGTACATTACCTTCGTGGGCAACATATAGTAATGGTAGATTCACTATAAGTTCTAATTCATCTACATCTTCTAGATCTGCAAATGTGTACTTTACATAGAGTGAATCTGGTAAGACTCAATCTATAAAGATAACTCAAAGCGGTCATACTCCTACATATACGTTTAACGTAACTCCGACGAATTTAAGCGTAACTGCAGCAGAAACGAACGAGACGCTTACAGTGAATTCTTATAAGACTGTACTTAAAAGCGACGGTAGTGAAACTACAGAATCTCTAAACTACGAATTCTCGTCAAACGCAAGTTGGGTTAATGCTACAAGAACTACAACCAACACTACATATATAACTGTAGCATAGAACTTAACAACTAACTAGAGAAGTGCTAAGATTACTTTAACTCAAGCAGAGAGTGGTGCTCAAGTATTTACAAATGTTATCCAAGCAGGGCAATAGGTAGTTGACAATAAGCTTACTTTAACTAGTATTACTTATAGTATTGGTTACTTATTCCCTTCTGGTTAGACGCCAGTAGAAGGTGAAACTGTATATTTAGGTTTTATGGTACCTAACACATTCACATGGAAAACTTCTAATGGTTTAGTTATTAATAGAGGAACTATTTATGCTGGGAATATAGGGAATATATATGTACGTGAGAATGATAGGTATAAGTTAGTTAAATCGTTCTAGTTACAAACAGGAGATCAAACTATTAGTTTCTAATGAATCCGTACTTAGCACATATGACAGATAGAGAATTGTTGGAGCAGATATATCTTCTGCTCCTTCAAATCAACGTGAAGGTAAGTGAGATAGATAATGATACTAAACAATTTGGTATGAACGTAGCAGCCAATCTAGTTGGTGATGCCCTAATGATGAATAACAATGATGCCGAGAGAAGAAATAATTAAACAGCTTAAACCTTACTTTAATGTAAAAGAATTAGTATGTAACCACATATATAGTAGGTTTGGAGAACAATCATGGATGTTCTTAAGTACTTAGTTACTACATGTGTTACTGTGTCTACGTACTGATATTTTACGAATGCCAATGCATATCAATATTGGTAATATGCATCAAAGAGGTATGCGTTGTAATATGTGTCCTTTAGTAAAAGGTAAGAAGAGCGTATATGTATCTGCACATGTAACAGGTAATGCTATTGACTTTACTTGTGATGATAAGACTGCAGAAGAAGTAAGAGAGATAATAAAGGCTAAACCTTTGTTATTACCATGTAAAGTACGTTTAGAGGAAGATGTTACCTGGGTTCATATTGATGTATATGATGATGGAACAGAAGATAAAATAACAACATTTAAAGCATAATATATGTTACAGAGAGAGATAGTTAGATTTAGAGCATCAGATACGTAGCCTAATCCTCTAGAAGTAGATTATTGGATTGATGTTACTTCTAATTACTATGGCGGTTGTATTAGGTATTATCGTAATGATACTAATACATGGGAGATACTAGATCTGAATGATAAGCAAGTAGATGCTATCATTGATTATATTAATAAGGCTCTTGACTAGATAGAACAGTTTATTAATGAAGCTATAACTGAAATCAGAAATGAATTAGCTGAGTTTAAAGATGAACTTAAAGAGGAAGTTAATAAACTATGGTAGTATATTAATCAGAAAGTAGAAGAGTTAACTACTCAGATTAACAATATTAGAAATGAGATTAATGATATCAAAGGCGATGTTAATAATATCAAGTAGGATATTACAAATATCAATAATAACATTGATGATATAAACCAAGATATTACTAATATCAATTCTAATATTGAAGACATTCGTCAAGATATAACTAATATAGTAGGTAGTGATTTAAGTTCTATTCAACAGAAGATTACTGAATTAACTCAGAATATTCAAGAGTTAGATAGTAAGATTGACCAATAGATTAGTGATTTAAGAAGCTATATAAATAGTGAAATTACTAAAGCTAAGAATGAACTTAAGACCTACGTAGATGGTAAAGTTACTGATCTTACTGAATTAATTAATCAAGAGACTGAGAATAGAACTAATGCAGATAATAATTTGCAATCTCAGATTAATGAGCTTAGACAATTGATTACTAATGCACAGAATGCTATTGATACTCATGCAGCTAGAAGAGATAATCCTCATGTAGTTACTAGAGCTCAATTATCATTAGCTACTACCGATAGTGTTATGTTTAATAAAGTAAGTGCTCCTAGTGGGTTCTTTAAAGAATAAAAGGGGAATAACTATTAAATATTTGCAAATATGGTTAAACAAGAAAATCCTAATTTCATAGCATCTAAGTATGCTCCAAATCCTAAAGAGGTTTCTTACTGGATTGACTTAGCAACAGACAGTACTGGTAATGTTATTAAGTCATATAGTCCTGATCTTAAGAAATGGATACCACTAAATAGAGATGCTAATGTAGACCAATGGACTCATATTAAAGAGATTGTTCAGTCTGTTGGTTTAAACTATGATAAGAATAGTGACATTATATCTTTGCCTGACAATAGTAGCAATAACTACTTTAAAGGTACTAGTATAGTAGATGCTATTAATAAAGGTGATGCTGCTGTAAAAGCTCAAGTAGATAGACTGGATACTAAGATTGATGATGTAAATGAAGACTTACAAGACTTCAAAGCATTAAAGGGTCAACCTAACGGCCTTGCTGAACTTGATGGTAATGGTAAAGTACCTGCTAGTCAATTGCCTTCATATGTTGATGATGTGATGGATGCATATGCTACTTATACTGTATCTCCTACTGGAGTACTTTAGAATATACAGTTATATGCAGATGCTGAACATGAAACTCCTATAGTAGGTGAAAGAGATAAAATCTATGTTAATATAACTCCTGGTGAAGTAAGCTATCAATTTAGATGGTCTGGTTCACAATGGGTACACATTGATTCTAATGCTATTATCATTGGTGATATTACTGGTACTGCTTATGATGGCGGTAAGGGTAAAGCTATGGAGAATGTAGTTAACTCTATGCCAGATAATTTATTAAGTACATTCCAATTAGACCAAACAGATGTTAATAACATTACTATCAGTCTTACTGGAGTAGAAAAGAGCGGAGGTAAATATGTATAGTCTACTTTAGCTGATATTACTATTACTCCTGCTACTAATACTGTTGCTGGTTTAATGACTGGTGCTGAGAAGTTAGCCATTAATGAAACTCTTCCTGATGCAATCAATGATGAAAAAGTTGCAAGGGAAGCAGCTGTAAAAGAACTCAAAGCTAAGGATACAGAACTTCAAGGCAATATTGACAGTTTAGAGACAGCTTTAAATCAAGATATTACAGAGCTTAGAAGTACTATACTTAAAGTAAATGATAAAGTAGGTTTAACTGAAGCTAATGAAATGCCTGACTTATCAAGTACTAATTACTTAACAGATAGTCCTAGTGCTATAAGTGCAGCTGTTACTCTTGATGAAGAGATTGGTAAGCTTAGTAGAAATGAAAACGAACTGTGGTATGGTGTTAAGTTTGACTTAGCTAATAGTTCTAGTCCTGATGGTGTACGTACTGGTAATATGGAAATGCATAGAACGCTTCCTATCCAAAGTAAGATGAGAGGGTGTACTATTAATAATGATGACAATGCTAAGAGGTATTTAAAAGCAGACGATTGGAATAAATGGGAAGATGGTGCTACTATAACTGATGGTGGTAATGGTATGGCTCCTGAAATAATGGTAGAAATACCAGAGCATTATAGATTATTAGTAGCTACTCCAGACAATACGGTTGAGATTCGTATGAGCGAATATAATCTCCCCGGTTATACCAAAGTAGAAAAGAAATACATTGGAGCGTATGAGGGTGTTATTAATACGGGTAGTGTAGATACACAGAATACGCTTAGGTCAATTGCTGTTTCAACACTTAAACTGAAACCTGTAGTAAATAAAACTAGAAACCAATTCCAAACCTTTGCTAGAGGGAATAATCGTACTAACAATTGGAATATCTATACCTACGGTGCGCATAGAGATCTTACTTGGTTATTCGTAGTAGAATATGCTACTCTGAATAGTCAGAAAGCATTTAATGCTAGTTTAACTGCAGAAGGTTATCATCAAGGTGGTTTAGGTGATGGAGTAACTACAGGAACTGTAACTGTAAATGGAGCTACTACATATTCTTTTGTACCTAGTGGTACTACTAAATCATTAGGTAATGGTACTGGTATAATTGAATATACACATACTAATACTAATGCAGAGGGTACATCTACTGGTACTAAGGTAGTTAATGTTCCTAGATACCGTGGTATTGAGAATCCATTTGGTCATGTATGGAAGAATGTAATTGATGTAGTAGTTGCTGGTACTGATAATAGTGTATACATCTGCAAAGATTATACTAAGTTTGGTACATTTGAAGGAGGAACTAATCCTACTGCAGAGCAATTAATTGCAGCAGGTTATGAATTACAAGACTTTAAAGAAAGTACAATTACTGGTCAATATGTAAAAAAACTCGTTAACAATAATTAGGCAGATCTATTCCCAACTGTAGTAGGAAATGGAGCTAGTGCTACAACTTATTATTGTGATTATCACTGGACTAGTGCTACAGCTACACCTAGAACTCTTCTGATCGGCGGTCACTCGGACAATGGGTCTGCTGCGGGTTTGTTCCTTTTGCATTCTCACGCTGTGTTGGACTATTCCTCTGCGGGTGTCAGGACTCGAATTACCTTCTATGGTGAACCGGCATTGCCAGCTGCTCCAGCTACATTAGAGTTAAATGATGAGGATTATGAACAATTGGATTCTATAGAATCTGAAGAAAACTGGTTTTAATTAACCAATAAAAGGTTGCAGTCGTGAGTAAATCAGCAGTAACTCAGACAATGAGTCTAATGCAGGTTTGTTCAATTTGAATTCTAACAATGAGTTAGACAATTCCAATGCGAATGTCAGGACACTGAAATACATTAAAAAAATTATAACTGACAAAAAAATCAAGGGCTGAACCTTACCTCTTGGTAAAATATGACATGCTTCTTAAGTGCATTGGTAGCAAAAGCGAAGATGCACGAAGGTATTTCAGAAAATATTATTTATGAAGAGATATAATAATTTATTCGATAAGATTGTTAGCTTAGACAATTTATATTTAGCAGATAAGAAAGCTAGAAGAAATAAATCTAGTAGAAAAGATATCAAAGAGTTTGACTAGAATAAAGAAGAATTACTTAAAAAACTATAGCAGAATTTAATTAACGGTACGTATAAAACTTCTGAATATAATACATTTATAATCAGAGAACCTAAAGAAAGATTAATATTTAGATTACCTTATTATCCAGATAGAATAGTACATCATGCTGTAATGAATATAATGGAACCTATATGGGTATCTATCTTTATTAAAGATACTTATAGTTGCATTAAACACAGAGGTATTCACGAAGCATTACATAATGTTAAAGAAGCTTTAAAAGATGTAGATAATACTACTTATTGTCTTAAGTTAGATATCAGAAAGTTCTATCCTAGTATAGATCATGAAGTATTAAAAAGCATAATAAGAAAGAAGATAAAAGATTGGAAGTTATTACAGCTATTAGATGAAATAATAGATTCAGCAGAAGATGTACCTATTGGTAATTACTTATCTTAGTTCTTTGCTAATCTGTATCTTACTTACTTTGACCATTGGCTTAAAGAAGATAAATAGGTTAAATATTACTTCAGATATGCAGATGATATAGTAATACTACATAAGGATAAAGAGTATTTACGAGAACTGTTTGAAGAAATGAAATAGTATTTAGATACTTTAAAATTAACTTTCAAAGATAACTATTAGATATTTAAAGTAGAAGACAGAGGTATATCTTTTGTAGGTTATGTAATAAGGCATGACTATACTTTAGTAAGAAAGAATATTAAGCGTAGTATGTGTAGGAAAGCTGCTAGATTGAATAGAAAAAAGAACATTACAATGGAAAATTATAAGCAAGAAATGTGTAGTCATATAGGATGGCTTAAACATTGTAATGGTATCAATCTATTAAAGAAAATATTACGCTATAAAGAGCTATTAGTTTATGCAAGAAGATTTTCAAAATAGAAACCTTAAATAAACCTTATCGTTATATAATTATAATCTCAAACGGAATTTCGAGCCCTCTCAGATTTTACTCCCCTTTTAATCTGTTAGGGCTTTATTTGATTTTTATTATCAGCTACTATCTATGAATTACCAACAATTAGGAGAACATACTATGTCAATATTTAAGAACATGTTCAGTAGTGCGGATAAATGCGTAGCTTCTGTTATAACTGGGCTACTTTCTATATTTGTGCCTGTATGGGTTCCTATCACTGCTGTCGGTGCATTGATACTACTTGATGCTATCTATGGTTATAAAGTCTCTAAAAAATATGGGCATCCTAAGATTGAATCACATAAAGCATGGAAAACTATATGGAAGACTAGAGATGCAGCAGTAGCAATAACTAGTGCGTCAATAATAGATTAGCTGGTAGTAACCTCTATTAACCTGCATGCTGTAGAAATAGTAGCAGGAATGATAGCCTTAGTTGAGTTTTGGTCGTTACTAGAATCGTTTAGCGACTTATATCCTCAATGGAAGATATGGAAAATCCTCAAGAAGGTTATAAAAGCAAAAGGAGAGAAATATTTAGATATATCATTAGATAAAGAATTACCAGATGATTCCAATACTAAAGCAGATAGTTAATTGGTTTACAAGGAATTTCAGAGCAGTCGCAGTAGGTTTAGTTAGTTTACTTATTGCGACTGTTTTTGTTTAGAATCATTAGCTACAGAAAAAGAATAAAGAGATTGACAGAATAACTAACAATATTAGAGCTTATGAACAATTAGCATCCTAGAAGGAATAGTTAAACAGAGTACTATAGCTTACTATAGAAGAATTAAATACTAGTAATGATAGTTTATTAAAAGAAACCAAGGATGCTTAGAAAAAGCTTAAAATCAAAGACAAGAACCTAACTAATATAAATGTAATCAATACCGAGATTAAAGATTCAGTTAGAACTATTATAAAACATAAGCTAATAGATTTCGACGAAGAACTTAAAATTAATCCATTAACAACTATCATAGTTAGTAGAAAGGATTCAATCCTTAAAGCCACATTAGATATTAAGAATCAATAGATTCTGTTTGTAGAAGAGAAGAAAGAATACAAGAATAAGTACCGTAACGGCTTTATTAGGTTCTTGCACTTTGATTGGAAACGTATACGTACCAAAAAATATCAGATAGTTAACAGTAATCCAATAATCAAGGTAACTGATACTCGTGTAATTGAGTTACCAAAATGATAATCAATATATTCAATAATATTAATCAATAATAATATGCATAGAATATTTCGTGTAAAGGCTTACGAAGCAGAACACGGTCCTCACTTCAATGAGGAACATGCCCGTAAAGCTGTAAGTAAAATGGAAAATGAGGATGGTACTCGTGGACCGCATTGGTCTGTAGAAGAAACTACCGCATTAGCTAGTCAGTACGGAATAAATCTGGGTAGCAGATTTAACCGTTATGATTGGTTCGTAGCACTTAACATGGTTTATTCTGATTACTATAAAGTAATTATAAGTATGACTAATTCTAATAGTACTAAGCATTTTGTTGAATTGGCAAAAGCTTGGATCAATGACAAAGACATTGATGAAGGTAAGATGTGGTACTACTATATTTACGTTATGTGTGATAAGATCAGACAAGCTGAAATGGAATGCTATGAGGAAGAAGTTGAAAAGCGTGACAAATACGAAGATGACGATGATGACGAGTTTGAACGCATAGGCTTATTCCGTAGAGGTGGTAGAAGAGGTGGCATGATGCGTGGTGGTCGTAGAGTATATTCTACTAGCAGAGCTAGAGATTATGACGATGATTACGAACACATGCTCGAAAGAGAAAAAGAGTATGAACCTTACTCAGAATATGGACGTGGCAAAGCAGTTCGCTACGTTAGATATTAATAAAAATCAATTTTTAAATTAAATCAATTATGTTAGAAGATAGAATTATTGTGCAGGATCGTGGTATTGATGCTGGTCTTGCTGCTTTAATGCAAAACGCTAATAAAGGTATGGATCCGGCTGCTTTGATGGCTATGATGAACAACGGTGGTTTCGGTGGAAACGGCGGTTGGTGGTGGATTTGGATTATTTTGATCTTCTTCTGCTGGGGTGGTTTTGGTGGTAACGGTTTCGGTCGTGGAGGTAATGACGCAAGTCGTTTAGCTTCTCAGCTGAATAATGACGCTAATACCAGCCTGTTAATGCAAGCTATTAATGGCAATAAGGAAGCTATAAGCTCACTGTCTAATACTTTGAATTGTGATATTAATGCTGTTCAGACAGCTCTTAATACTATCAATTCTGGTGTAAGTCAGATTTCTTGTGATACTAAATTGTCTAGCTGTGAAGTAATTAATGCTATTACTTCTGGTAATGCAACTCTTGCTTCTGAGTTAGCTAATTGCTGTTGCACTACTCAGAGATCTATTGATGCTGTAAATAACAATATTACTAAGATGGGTTATGAAAACCAGTTGTCTGTATGTAATCAGACTAATAACTTAGTTAATACTATGAACAGTAATACTCTAGCTCTTCGTGATAGTGGTACAGCTAATACTCAATCTATAATTGCTAAGTTAGATGCTATGCAGAATCAGGCTTTGCTTGATAAGATTGACAGTTTACGTGAGAGAAATTCCACACTGCTTACTCAGTTAAGTCAAGAACATCAGACAGCTACTTTTGGTAATATGATTAGCTCTGCTACTGCTCCGATTGTAACTAAACTGAACTCTTTACAGTCAGATGTGGATGGTATTAAATGTAAATTACCTAATACAGTAAGCGTTCCTTACCCGCAATTGTCATGCTATAATCCTGAGATATTTAGAGCTGCTGCTATGGGAGCTTATGCTGGTGACGCAGCTTTTAATGGCGTAGGTTATAACAGTGGCTGTGGTTGTGGTTGCTAATAAAGAAAGGAGGTAATTATGTATCCTTTCTATAATGTACAACCGTTATTCCCGTTTTGGGGTCCGTTTTTATTTGGAAGGCGTCGTAGAAGATTAAATACTATATCTGGTATTCCAGTACTCAAAACTACTGGAGTAGTAGCTACTTCTACTGAAGTAAGATATGACGTTAATTATCAAGAGTATAGAAGTTTGCCAAACGAAGGATTGTTCTTTCTGGATGTAAGACAGTCTTCTGCTGAAGCTAGCGCTTCATTACCAGTAGGTTTATCAGATGGTAACAGTGAAAATAATAATCAATCTATGCTTCGCAACGCTCTACAAGAAGATGTACAAGCAGGTGACCTACAACTAAACTTTAGATATTTAATATATTATAATAAATGTAATAATGTCTATTAGTTAGTGAATGCTTATCCTGCAAATATAACCGCACCAGGTGCGTAATAATAAACAAAAGGGCTCTTAATTGAGCCCTTATAAAACTAACTTATTATGTTATTCAATCAATTAAATATAGGTGACAAGGTATATATAATAGAAGTAGTTGGTACATTCAAAAAGACTACTGAGTATAATGAAGGTTCTGTTACTCAAGTAAGTTCAATATATGATGAGCCACTACCGCCAGGGTAGTTCCCTATGCCTAATCAGCCCAGAAAGAAAGTAGTAGATATAACTATATAGTGCAATGGAGAAACTAAAAAGTTCACTATACCTGAGAATAAGTCAGTTATAACAGATAATTCCATAGGTCTTACTATATCTACTGATAAACAAGAAATTATAAATATAGTACGTAATCAATATGATACGTACAAATAGAGGAAAGAGGCAATAGCTAAATGCGATGAAGAAATGGCTAAGTGCCAAGTATTATTAGATAAGCTGGGAGTAGATAATGAACCAGCTAGAGAGAATGATAAAATATTAGAACTATAGAAAGAAGTTAGTGAGTTGAAGAATATAATAAGGAAAGCTAATTAGATGGTACCACCACCTATGAAGGAAATGCTCCCTTAGGATATGAAGAATGCTATGGATAAGGTTGGTCAATAAGATCAACCTTTTTTATTTTAAGCCTTTTTAAGACCGCTATTACTTGAATTAAAGGATTGTATTACTAATAATAGAAAGTGCCTATAACAGCCTTAAAATGCGTTATATGGCTTATAACGTTATTAAAACATAATATATTATGACACTCAATTAGCTTGTAGATAACATTCTACTTATTGCTCGTAATAATAATATTGCAGAGTCTGAGCATTTAAGTAGAATACAAATTGAAAAGTGGATCATAGGTTATAGGGCTATGTTGATTAAGCAAGATATAGATAAGGGTAGAGATATAAATGAATTATATCTTACTACTATAGAACCTATCCATTTAGATCGTGAAGAAACTGTACCAGGTTACTTTACTTATGTAGGAGATAAAGAACTCCCTAAGTTAATAGACTTTAACTATAGACCTGGAGTAATAAATGTACGTGATATGTTTGGTAATATAATTTAGATAGGTAGCCGCACTAAAGCTAAATTATAGAAGTATAGAAAAGCTACGTGTAAAGATTACATTGCGTGGGTTAAGAATAATAGAATATACGTAGATGGTGATTCTAATCAGCTAGAGTATATCAGTGTAGATGTAATAGCTGAAGACCCTACAGAGCTTAATGCTTGCTTTGATCCAGATAGTGAGTTCCCTATACCATCTGCAATGATACCAACTATTACACAAATGATATTAGAGAGAGAATTACGTTTTATGATTACTATGCCTAGTGATGATACCAATGATGCGCATGATGATACATAGAACAGAGTTAGTGATAAATAATTGATATATGAAATATTAGAGAAAGAGTTATACTACTACTGATTTCTATGAGAGCTATAAATAGTACATAGAACCTAATACACCATATGATATTGATTTATAGACATATAAGAATATTATTAATGACTATTTTTAGTACATTAGAGATGAAGTAATGTACAACTGTAAAGAGTTTAAGTTTCCATGTAGATTAGGTACTTTACAAATCATTAAACATTAGCCAAAAGAATTTACAGGCAAAAGTCTTAGATGGGACTGGAAAGCTACAAAAGAATTAGGTAAGCCAATTTATTTACTTAATGAACATAGTAATGGATGGAAATACCGTTTCTTTTGGTCAAAGAAAGATAGTCTACTTACTAATAAAACTAAGTATTAGTTTATAGCTTCAAGAGATAACAAGAGAAATTTAGCTCAAATAATATTCAACAAAACAAAAGATTACCCAGAATTATGATAAATAATCGTATGATTAGTTCAGCTTCTGTAGTAGCTAAAGTAATAGCAGATCTCGATTTAAGAGAAGATGAGATACGTATTACAGATATTCGGGAGTGGATTATGGAATCCATACTTAAGATTGGAGCTATATAGTAGTTTGAGCATAAAGTAGAAATACTTCCAATAGAATGTCACCAAGTATCATTGCCTTGTGATTTGTATAAATTAGATTAGGTAGCATACTCATACTGCTGTAATGGTGGTTGGTTACCTATGAGAAAAGCAACATCCAGTTTTGGTGTATCTCACGATAATCAATGCTGTAGTAAAGCTTGTATGTTGATACAGGATGCAGCTATGTTTCCATTGGTTAAGAATATGTTTAATCTTACTAATGATAGAGAAGCATTAGACAAGTTAAATGAAGATAATAATATCAGAGAAACATTAAGTGCATTAATAAACTAGAATACTGTGCCTACAGCAAACGGTAGATATCTAGGTAATAGAATAGGTCACAAAGATGGTACTATGTATAGTTACGATTTATAGTATATGACTAAACCTGGTTATATAATGACTAATGTACCTAGAGGATATATTAAGGTATCTTATTATGCTATATATACTGATGAAGATAGTATGCCCATAATACCAGATCTAGAGTCTTATAAGGAAGCAATATACTGGTATGTTACTATGAAGTTAATGTATCCTAAAAAGTTAAAAGGTCAAATAAGTCAGGGAGATTATTATGATATACGTAACTCTTATAACTTCTATCGTAAGCAAGCATATGCTGAAGCTATGATGCCTACTGTAGATGATTTAGAGAATGTAAAGAATACCTGGCACAAACTATACCCAGAGATGAATGATCACGATACTTTCTTCAGTACTAGTGGCGAAGAACAGATATTATATAACCAAGATAGCGCATTAAGATTGATATGATAAGTAATACTGCACAAGTTAATACATTTACGCAAGGTCTTAATATGGACTAGGACGTAAATTTGATACCGGATACTCAGTATAGATATGCTGAGGATGTTCGTGTTATCACTAATGATGGAGGAACTACAGGAGTATTACAAAGTATAGAGAACCCTAGAAGATACGATACTATTATACCTAAAGATGAGACTATAATAGGTACTACTACGATAAATGATATTGCAGTAGTAATAACTAAAACATCTGATAATATTAATAAGATATACAGATTAATGGGGTTTGATACTAATATGCCTCAAATCAAATTAGTATGTAAAGGAGCTTTAGGATTATGTGAAGATTTATCTAAAAATCCCACACTAAGTATTGTAGGTAACTATGAATCAGATACTAACATAAAGATATACTTTACTGATGGAAATAGTCCTATTAAGATTGTTAACATAATGAGTAATAAGTATATAGATAATTCTAATCTTATAGATGAGAATGGAAATATAATTAATCCTGGTTCACTAGAAATAACTCCGGTAGTAAGTTTATTACCATTTAAATTCCGTTGGCTATCTGAAGGTAATCTTAAAGCTGGAATGGTAACATATTGTTATCAATTATTCAATGTGCATGGTACTGAAACAGTTACTTCTCCAATGAGTGAGCTAATTCACTTAACAAATAGTGTAACTAGCCAAGGTAGTTCTGAATATAAAGGTACTGGCTTGAATAAATCATCTAACAAATCAGTAATGTTATCTACTGAATTATCTCTTTAGGATTTCAATAAGTTAAGAGTAATACGTCTATTTTATGAACAGAATAACTCTACTCCTGTTATTAGTATAGTAGATGAAATAGATATTCCAGATGGTCAAACAGATATTCAGTATGTAGATTATGGTTCTACATTGAGCGATATATCTATAGATGAGTTTAATGCTATGACTGGTTATTAGTTTATAGCGTAGACTCTTGCTAAAATGCAAAATAGATTATTCGCTGCTAATGTAACAGAGAACGCTTGGATACCAGAAGATGAAGATGGTAATGACTATGATGCTAGAGCATATAGAGCTAATTCAGAAGGAAGCGTATAGTTATTATCTAGTTTAGATAGTAATAACATTCGTCTATCTATAACAGATGATGAAGCTATAAAACGCATTCCTATTACTCATGACTGTATAAATCCCTTTAATAACACAAAGTATACAAAGGATGCATCTAATTCCTAGAATGTATATATATACAACAAGGAAGGTGAATTAGGTGGTTATGGTATTAATATAGAATATTCATTCATAACTACAGATATAAATTTAAGCAATAAACAAGATAAGTTTAGATTAGATCAATCTTGTAGTATGGATGTATCTACTGTTAGAAACAATACTAGATATATCAATAGAGGTACAGACAAGATGCCTGAGATAGTACAACCTACTAAAGAACAGTAGAACAATTCATATATACCTAACTATGCTGATCCTTATATAGCTGCTAATTATAGAGGTTACCAAAGAGATGAGATATATAGATTTGGTATAATATTCTACAATGATAAATCGGTAGCTTCTCCCGTACTTTGGATAGGTGATATTAGAATGCCTCATGCTTCACAAATGCCTCCATTTAGATATGAAAATAATACTCTTATAGGTAATGCTTTAGGTGTAGAATTTAAAGTAAAGAAAATGCCAGTTGGCGCAGTAAGTTACGAGATAGTTCGTTGTGATAGAACTGAGCGTGATAGAACTGTGATTATGCAAACTGTAGGTAGTTACGTATATGAGTATAGAATTCAAGAACAGGATAAATATGTGGGATAGGGATCTGAATTAGATAGTAGTTTGGAGATGAGACCTACTCCTTTCTTCTGTAGTTTGATTGGTGAACAATTAGCAATATCAACAGGTATAGCGGAAGATATCGGT